CATGCAAGGAGCCCCCATTCCCAATTGTCCTGGCGGCACTGACCCTTGTTGCGATCTGACCTTTGACGGCACGGGCGTTACGGCGGCCAATCCGCTGCCGGTGGCGCTTGACGGGGGCGACATTTCCATTGGCGCCGTTGAAATCAAGGCTGGCACCAACGACAACCGCACGGACGTGGACCTGCCCGCCAACATTACCAGCGCCGACCTCGCCTTGGCAGTGCATGACGCAGCGACGACGGGCGTCGCCACCAACTTTGACGACGTGGCCGTGGCCGCCGTGGCCGTGTCGGTCCTGGCGGCGAACCCTGCGCGCAAGTCCGCTATCATCCAGAACGTTGGAACCGGCCCGGTGCGCGTCACCCTTGACGGCACAGCCCCTACGGCAACCCGCGGGCTGCAACTGCAACCGGGGCAGTCCGTCAGCCTCACCCAGCCGTACGTTCCGGTATTGATTGTGCGGGCGATCCGTGAGGGCGCCGTCAGCTCGTCCGTCGCCGTAGTCGAGGTGGTGTAGCCGTGGGAATCGAGATCGAATCCGCACCGGGGGTCCGCACGACCGGCGACACGATGACGGGTCCGCTGGTCGTCAATGCCGCCTCGATCGCCACGCTTGCTCTGTCGACCAAGGTGCAAGCCGAGGCGTTCAACCGCCTGGAGGTCGGTGGCCCGCTCGGGGTGTACGGCCTCACATTCGGAGACGGAGCGTCGGCTCCCGACACGTTGGTTGCCCGAGCTGCCCCCGGATCGCTGGCGCAGCTCCGGCTGACGCCGGGCGGCGTTGCCTATTCGCTGCTGGCGGCGGACGACAACATCGCCACCACCGCTTCGTACATCGCAGGCAAGTCGCGAGGAGCGATCGGCGCCAACACGCCGCTGCTCGCCGGACACGCTTTGGGCTCATTCGAGTACCAAGGCTACGACGGCGTGGCATATGTCCCCGGAGTAACGATGGGGGCCGTTGCCGAGCAGAACTTTTCGGCGGTGGAACACAGCACCAGCTTGACCTTTTCTACGCGTAGTGGCGCTGGTGCGCTAACGCAGCAGATGATCATCAGTGGTGCTGGGCGGGTTTCCATCTCGGCATTCCAGTCCATCGCCACTGTCGGGGCGCTCGGCGCAGTCGAACGGTTCAGGGTCGGCACCCCCACCACGATCGACAACACGGCGACCGTCATGCTCGCAACTTTGGCCGCCAACGCCCATCCGCTAGTGGTCCAGGGGGCCGCGGCCCAAACGGCGAACTAAATCACAGCCCAAACTTCGGCTGGCGCAATACGTTGGGCCGTCACGAGTACCGGCTCGACGGCCATTACGCAGGCGTCGTCCATTCCAGCACTCACAAGCAGGGTCACAGGAGACGCCGCCGATCGGTTCCAGATCTTCACAGATGGGACTCAAACCTGGGGCGCTGGTGCTGTCTCCGGCGATGTAACCCTTGGGCGCTCATTGGCGGGTTCTCTCTACACGGACGCGACGGCTCTCGATTTTTCGTCGGCGACCATCACGGCCAGGGGCAACGGCTCGGCGGCCCTTCCTACTTACGCTTTCGCTACGTCTTCGATGGGCATGTTTCGGTCGGCGACTGGCCCGTCTCTTGGGTTTGCCGTGGGCGGGGTCGAAGTGGCTCGGATGCGCAGCGCGTCTTTCATGGTCAACTCCGCAGCGGGCACGCCCGGCACCGTCGAACGCCTGCGCGTGAACACGCCCGTCACGGCCGACAACACCGCCAACGTCATGTTGGCGGCGAATGCCTCTGCCGACCGGCCGCTGGTGATTCAGGGCGCCGCTGCCCAAACAGCCACACTCATCAATGCGACGAACTCAGGCGGCACCACCCAGTTTTCCGTCAGTTCCGCTGGATTAATCACGATGGCCGACGGCGCAAACATCGCCGTCAACACCACCACCGGCACCAGAATCGGCACTGCGACATCACAGAAGCTGGCCTTCTGGAACAAGACGCCAGTCATACAGCCGACCAACGCCATTGCCGCGTCGGCGTTCGTTGCGAACACCTCCGCTATCGCCAACGACACCGCCACCTTCGGCGGCTACACCATCGGCAAGATTGCCGCCGCCCTGATCCAAGTCGGCATTCTCACCTAACCAAGGATTGCATCATGGACTACACGATCGACGCCGACGCAGCCAAGGACGCTCTGCTCCGCCAGATGGCCATCGAGGCCGATCTAGACGCACTTGCCAACACCATCGAAGTCGCCAAGTGCGAGTTCTGCCAGGGTGTGCGCGTGGCCGACGGCAAGGAGCGCGATTTTGAGCTTGATGCTCTGCGCGACGCTGCCGCCGATAGCGCCGACAAGGCCGCTGTCGTTGCGTCCGACCGCAACGACAGGATGGCGAGGCGGCTGACAAACGAGGACTACGCAAGGCAACGTACGACCCAGCTCGAAGCTTGGCTTCCGTCAGTCGAGACTGAACACGCTCAGCACGCCATGCATGTCGAGCTTGCCGTTTCGCCCGAACAGGTCGAGGCCTCCACGGTGGCCATGATCGTGTGTGAAGCGGCCGTGCTGGCTGGTCGTTCTGAGCACGAGGCCTCCAGAGTCATACTTGAGGAGGCCTAGTGGCTTGCGTAAATTGTACGGGCCGATGCACCTGCGGGGTGGCGTCCGGTGATGGGATTGACATCGCAGGAACGGGATCGGGGGTCGACCCATGGGTTGTCTCCGCCTGTCTTTCCACCGACCTGGGCAACCAAGTCCAGATGGGAACGGACGACTGTCTTTACGTGGGAGCGACCCCGACGGAGCTGATTGCCGGTCAGGGGGTGGAGGTCACGGGCACGGGCGTCTTTGGCGATCCTTACGCCGTTGAGGCTTGTATCTCCACTGACGCAAACAACACTGTCGAGTATGGTCTGGATTCATGTCTGTACGTCGAAGACACTGTTGTGACATCGGGGGGGTCCATCCTGATGTCTGGAAACGGCACTCCCGCCCTACCCTATACGCCCGACTTGCTTCTGTCCGCCGACCCCTGCAACGACTTGGGCTTCGGCGGCGACGGATCCCTCTTTGTGGAGCGCGGGGGTGCCGTTGCGGGCCAACAGGTGACCAATGTGCCAGCCATCGTGGGGGTCCCCTTGGGTGCCGCTGGGGCACTTGTGGCGGTACCGGGCTCCACCGCCACAAGTACCATCACTAACCCCTCTTGCGCGCTTTCGATGGTACTACTGGCCCGAGTGGCGTGGAAGGCACATGCCACGATGGTCACCACGACATCCATGACCATCCAATCGGAAATAAGCATAAATGGGGGTGCGTTCGGTGCTTTGAGCGGCGAAAGCTTCTTTGCACCAACGGGGGGCTTCCAAATCGACCTGGACGACTCTATCGTGTCCAACTTTGGGATAACGGTGGCGCCTGGGGCCGCCTTCACGATCGCCTATAGGCTCCTTTTGTCCTACACGGGAGTGTGGGGGGCGGGGGACTCCGCTAGCCTCATGTCTGTCACGTCATCCCTGTGGGGGTTCACCCAAGCATGATCTATTGGCAAGCAAACGATGGGTCATTTGGGCGAGGAACGGATCTACCTGTTGATGCGGTTGAAATCCTTCAGGCCGTTTACGAGGACCTTAACGCCAGGTGGACGAGCGTGGGCGAGGCGGCCATCTTGGTCTATCTGGCCGAAAGGTCCCTTGTGGCCCGCTGTGATTATGAAGCCCTGGTGGCCCTTAGGATCCCGGAGGCTACGGCTGCTCGCTTGACCGGCTATACTCCAGGGTAAGACTGGAGAAACTATGCTGAAACCTGCCATTTGGGCACAAGTGGACCCCATTGGGATCAATTCTACACGAGTGGGAATGCACTTCCGTAACGGGAGCAGCCGCCCTGTTGCCTTTCGGCTGGAAGGGGTCGTGCCCCCCGTTTCGGTTGAGTTGGAAGGCAATCGAGAGTATTCGTGCAGCATGAATCTCGACCCCGAAGCCTCTCACGTTCGCATCACTCGCGGAACTCACGTGGAGACCGAAGCCCCAATCCCCAAGGACATAAGTGACTGATATGGGACGTTTTAGTCGTTACCCCGCCGTAAACCGAGACGTACCCTCAAGGGATACTCCCACCTCCCCGGTATCCCCGCCCCTTACCTTCCTTGAAGATGTCCAACGGGTCCCTCTGGCATCCCTGGTGGATAGCGCTACCACCCCCACGGCCCCAGAATCCCCCCTGGGGGATATGACTGCCGACGAGATCATCAAGTGGGTGGGGTACAACAAGAGCCGAGCCCGCCAAGCTCTTGACGAAGAGCGCAATGGGCGCAATCGGAAAGGGCTTATTTCGAGACTAGAAAGTCGCATCCTTAGGGGCTCAAAGCGTAAAGGCTAGCTTCCCATTCACCCGCGAGGGTGTTGGGTGGAGTAATCTTGTGAAGTATGGAAGATTCGCATAAGGGCGAATCCCACCACAGGAGAACACTCCATGACGATTTGCTGCCCAAGCTCCATCAAGGCATGCGCTCTTCGCATCACTCGTCAGAGCGATTGCGACATTGCCCTTGATCCCTTGACGCCAAATAGCCGCCTTACCACGAGCGCCTTCATGGAGGTAAACCTCTCCCCGGACGTTGAAGCCGGTGAGGACATCACCACCAAGAACGCTTGCGGCGACATCTGCATCCGCGACAAGGACTGCGACCGGCTAAAGGGCTTTGAGGTAGAGCTAAAGCTCTGCGGCGTGCCCCTTACGGTCATCGAGATGCTCACGGGCGCCACCCTGCTCTCTGACGGCGCCGGAGGGTTCTCCGGTCTTGTCATGCGGGAGTCCAAGGCGGCCGCTTGCGAGCCCTCCAAGATGGTTGAGTTCTGGAGCAAGAACGCTGACAAGGGTGCTTGTTCCGTGGACGGGACCACCCAGAACCTTTGGATCCACTGGGTCCTCCCCCGTTCGATCAACTGGGAACTGTCGGGTGGACTTAACTTCACCACAGGCCCCCTTGAGGTGACGCTTTCGGGCTATGCGGAGAACAACCCACTGTGGTTCCCCAGCTACCCCGGCACCACCTTCCCCTCCTGGACCCCCGGAGGCGGCGATCCTTCCGGTGTTCCCACGGGCGCACCTCCGCCAGTCCTTCCTCCCCAGATCACGGCCGACCCCTGGACGCTTTCCGACCAAGCCGCCGTACAGGCGGGCGGTCCCCTCTTCATGCGCTGTGTTGGGAATATCCCAGTCACGTCGGAATGCAACTACGACGAATCCTTCATCACTTCCTCGTAGCAGAAGTGGCCCGAGGGGCTTAATGCAAGATCCCAAACGGGGGGCCGGATTTCCGGCCCCCCGTTGCTATTCCCCCGCACCCAGGTGCTTGGCGCTCCGCGCCGCTTGATGGCGTGCCCCCCAACGGGTGCGGGCGGGGCCCTCCTGGACGGTTCTCCAGCCGTAACGGCCCGTGAGCTGAACCCTCCACCACCATCGCCCCTCCGTACTATTTGGAGGGAGGCGCCGAATCGCCATTTGGTAACCGACCCCCATCACTTCTCCCGTTTGGCCGAGAAGTCGAAGGTGGGGTCGCCCGTGAGTTTTACCTCATGGAGAGAGCGATCCCATTGGGCTGGGCCCGAGATCGTGAGGACAAACCCCTCCCAGTAGGCCGCATAAGTCTTGCCGCTGCCGTTGACGCACATGACATAGGTGGCGCTGGAGTCGCCCGTGAAGACGCCGTTGGGCTCCAACTGGGGGATGACCTCATTGCTCCAGCCGGTCCCCCCCCCTACGGGCGCCCCCACGATCTGCTGGGGGTTGCTCAGTTGGTAGCTGGAGGGGATGGGGAACCCAATTGAGGGACATGCCTGGATGGGGTCCGTGCTCCCGGCGTTGAAGAAGAAGCTAGTGGTCTGAGTGGTCCGCACTTGGGCCGTCTCGATCTCGATGAGGTTCTGCCGCAACTGGGACCAGTCAAACGAGGGTACGGGCTGGGACTTCTGATAGGTCTGGAGAAGCTGCTCTGACGCATGCCGGTCTGCCTCGGCGGCGGGACTGGTAGGCTTGGCGCACCCGGCCGCCAGGACGGCAGAGGACCCAATCGCCAAGACGGTCTTGATGACTTTCTTCATGAACATTCCTTGGAGATGAAGGCCTTGAGGGCCTGAGGTTGGGTGGTCTCGGCCGTGAGCTTCAAGGCGATTTCGCACGCCTGAGCAACGATGGCTCGTCGCTGCGCCGAAAGGGTCTTGGTGGAGTCGGGCGACGCTTCGATCTGAGAGTCAATCTCCGACACCGTCGAGACCAGGCGGGTGGATTCCACCAAGAGGGCCTGCTGGCGAGCGTAGCTACGGTCATTGATCTCAGTGCGCCGGTCCTGGTTGGCGCTTTGGGCAAGCCAACCTAGGTGCCAAGCCCCTACGGCCAGGGCGATGGCGACCACTAGGGCCAGCGCCCCCAGTACGATTTTGGATGGGAGGTTCAAAGGATTCCTTTCGGGAAGATGGGGAGCCCTCACCATATCACCAGCTAAACCATTTTGCTCCAGTTAGAATGATGGCATGCGGACCAACCCCGTCTTATTGCTGAACGCCTCCTACGAGCCCCTCGCTGTCGTGGGGGCCAAGCGCGCCATCGTACTAGTCCTCCAAGGCAAGGCCGATGTGGTCTCTCACCACCCGACCGAGCAGGTGCGTTCCGAAAGCGCCAAGATGGCCATGCCGACCGTCATCCGGCTCCTTCGATACGTGAACGTTCCCAAGTTCCGCAAGGCTTACTTGTCTCGTCGGACAGTTTTGGCCCGAGACGACTCCGAATGTGCCTATTGTGGGGGGGTGGCCAACACGATCGACCACATCCGCCCCCGCAGTCTGGGGGGGCGCAACGTCTGGGAGAACGTGGTAGCTTGCTGCTATGAGTGCAACCAGCGTAAGGCCAACCGCACCCTGGGGGATCTGGGCTGGACCTTGCGTTACCGTCCCTACCGCCCCGAGGGCAACCGTCGTCTTGTGATGACTCAGTCCACCAACCCCGACTGGGAGCCATGGCTCCCCACTAGACCACAGGAGTCAGCGTGAGCACCTTTGCCGTCCCAATAGTCCAAATCGGGATCGAGCCTCACCCTAACGCCGATGCTCTTGAGCTGGCGACCGTAGGGGGCTATCGGGCCGTCGTACGGATGGGGGAGTATCGGTCGGGCGACATCTGCCTCTACTTGCCGGAAGCGTCCGTGTTGCCAGACGCCCTGATTGTTGAGTTGGGCCTGGAAAGACTTCTGTCCGGCTCCAAGTCTAACCGAGTAAAGGCCGTCCGGCTCCGCGGTGAACTTTCTCAGGGGATTGTGTGTCGCCCCGAAGGGATACGTCACCTGCTGACCCCCGAACATCTAGGCGAAGATCTGGCGGCACTTCTGGGAGTGGCCAAGTGGGTGCCAGAGGTTCCTGTCAGTATGTCGGGGATGGTCAAGCCATGCGAGGAACTCCCTCACTGGAGTGACATTGAAAACATCAAGGCCCACATGGACATGTTCGAGTCAGGGGAGATGGTGGAGGCGACGGAGAAACTTCATGGCACCTTCTGCATGGTGGCGCTATTGCCGGATGACACCTTCGTGGCGACAAGCAAGGGCATGGGGGCAAAGGGCTTAGTTCTGGAGGAATCAGAAAGCAACGTCTATTGGCGTGCCGTCCACCACCACGATCTAAAGGAGAAGCTGCATGTCATACGGCACATGGATCGTTCTGGTGTGTGGGCGATAGCGGGGGAGGTGTATGGGTCCGGCATCCAAGACCTCCATTATGGTCACGAGGGATCCCGCCAAGGAGAGCCTGGGTTTCGTGCCTTTGATCTCTACAATGGTCGCCAGTGGTCTCCTCCCAGAGAGGCGCGCCTCTGCCTTGTGCCCAATGGGGTACATATGGTGCCCTTGCTTCATAGTGGGCCTTACAACTATGGCCTCCTAGAAGAACTCGCTACCGGGAAAGAAACCCTCTCGGGTCGAGATCTTCACCTACGAGAAGGTCTCGTGGTCCGCCCCAGGGGTGGAGACCAGAGTGGCCCTCACGGGGGCCGCAGGATTGCCAAGTTCATCTCCCCCCGCTACCTTCTTCGAAAAGGTGAAACAACCGAGTTCGAATAGCCCAATGGGATCCGGTTGGCTGCCTCTCGGGGGTTTGCCTGGGTGGCTGGCCATGCGCCCACGGGGCCCCCAGGGGCCCTCCTGTGGGCCATGAGGCCCTTGAGGTTGTCCATTGGTGCCCGAATTGGCTATAAGGTTCCTGGAGGGCCATGCAGGCCCACGGAGGGGATGGCTGACATGCGGGCAAAAAGTAGTCTAGAATGGAGGGATGGCCGCCCCCCCCGTTGATGTCCCCTGTAGTCTATGGACCGACGATGCTTCCGTAAGGGAATGCTGCGTGGGCCTTGACCCCCTGTACGATCTTACGGACGACATAGCTTTCGCTACCGCCATCCTCTACAGACTCTCGGGGCGCCAATTCCCCGGCATTTGCACCCGTACGGTATGGATTTGTTCCGACACGTGCGGCTGTTGCGATGTGGCCTGGGGGGGCAACAACTGGTTTTGGCTGTTCAACCCCTACCCCAGCTACCCCGTCCCGACAGCCAACGGTGACTGGATCAACGTTGGGACATGCAACGACCGATGTAGCCTGGAACGGGTCAAGTTGCCCGCAACCGTCAACAACATCATCGAGGTAACGGCCGACGGAGCGATCGTGCCCCCCACGTCCTATCGGATCGAGGCCTATCGGTGGCTGGTGCGAACCGACGGGGAGCACTGGCCGTGCAGCAGTAATCTGGTTGGGGATCCGGGGGACCCTGGCGTCTTCACGGTGGAGTACGAGTACGGCAAACCCGTGCCGATTGACGGACAAATCGCCGCCGCCGCCTTCGCCTGCGAACTAGCCAAGTCTCGTTGTGGTCGAGACAACTGCCTCCCCGCCCGCCTAAAGCACATTGACCGCCAAGGCGTTTCTCTGGACTTTGCCGACCCACTGGATTTCCTGGACAACGGCAAGACGGGAATCTATCTTGTCGATCTCTGGCTCGCCAGCGTCAACCCATCCAAACTGAAGCGTCGCGCTAGGGTTCATCGTCCCGATCGCCCCGGCAAGCGCGTAACCTACACGGGGTAGCATGCCGATCCTTACAGCCACACACCTCCAAGAGGTATCGCAGTCCATCCTGGATGTGGCATGCGAGTGTTTGCTTGAGACCCCATTGGGCCAACCGGCGGACTGCTTCCTTTCCCATTGCCTGCCCGCCTTCGACTGCTGTGATTTCCTGGCCCTTTGGATTGAGCGCATTCGTCCCTCCAGGGGCTTCCAGGACGCCGCTTACCCTACGGGCGGACGCCTGTGGGATCGTTGCTGCAATCTTGGGAGTGTGGTGGATTTTGGTCTCACGCTAGTACGCCCCTGCTACCCCACCCTGGTGGATGATGCTTTCAATCCATTCCCCTCCGCATCCGATCAACAGGCCGCCACGGAGCTGTTGATGGTGGATGCCAGGATTCTGATGTGTTGCCTCCAGCAGGCCTCGTGCGCTGGCGATCTGTTCCCATCCAATACCAACTGTCTGGAAATCGGCTGGGGCGACTTGACTCCCGAATGCCCTGACGGCGGGTGTGCCGGTTGGACATGGCGCTTCACTGTGGAACTTGAGGCTTGTTGTTGATGAAGGACATTGAACTAAACCCCGCTCTGATCTCTGCTCTGATGCACTCCCCTACGGGGCCCGTGGGGATTTACATCAAGCGACTAGGGGGGCGCGTTCTGGCTGACGCTAAGCGCCAGGTGCCGGTCAGGTCGGGGGCCCTTAGGAATTCGCTCTACATGGAACTTCTTGCCGATGGGGGGGTGGCGATTGTGGCCAATACGGCGTATGCGCGTTCCATCCACGAGGGGCATCCCGCCTATGTGCGCAAGGGCATCCAGGCCTTCCCTGCAAGCCGAGGCAGGCCCCGCATTATCGTGACCAACCAGACAAATCAGCCTGCCAGTCGGCCCAACCCCTATTTGGTACGAGCCTTGGTAGAGGCTATACGATCTATCTAGAGTATGCTAAAGTGGTAATGCGGTTGAGCTTGCTCCCGCCTCACGAAAAGAGAACACATGAGTGATCTAACCCCAGGGCAGCCAGTAGTCAGTGCGGCCCCAACAGCAGCCCAACAGCCCCTCCAGGGCGAAGTTCTGGACACCATCCGCGCTGAGGAAGAAATCAAGCCCCGCAGCATTGAGGTCCGCGACCAAAACTTCAAGACGGCCGAGAGGCTCCCTGGCATTGTCCTCTTGGATCTCGGCTTGGCTTCAGACCCCGAGGCCACCCAGGGAGAACAGCTTCGCGCCATGAGGCAGTTCCTTCAGGCCGCCATCCACCCCGACGATATTGCCCGATTCGAGGTCTACCTGCGTCGTGCTCAGCCGGTCATTGAGATGGAAGAGCTGAACAAGGTGATTGAGACGCTCATCACAGAGGTGGCTGGCCGCCCTACGTAGTAGCCATCCACCTCACCATGTTCATTTTGGCGAACCTGGATGAGCTGGATGGCAAATGGGCTAAATCAGGGCACCCCGTCAGGTTTCCCTACCTGCCCATTTCTCTCATGCTGAACTTTGTCCTGGCGGACCTCCTTGAGGGGCACGACATGGAGGGGCGCCAACGCGTACAGGCGCTTCTTCGTGGACGTATTGGCGAAGGTGGCGGAATCATCGTGGACGACCCCACCCTACCGGCCGAACTTCAGGGCAAGGAAGCCCCCTCCTGGTGGGATGCCGACTATGACCCCTGGAGTAAGACGGAAACGTTAGCGCCGGGGACAAAGATGCGCTAAAATGGCCAACGAGGTCGAATTGTGCCAGATGTAGTAGGTTCTGCCAAGATCAAGATCATTCCCGACACGTCGGGGTTTTCTGCCGCGCTCCGAGTTCAACTGAAGGGCATTCGGACCCCTGAGGTCAAAGTCAAGTTGAAGGCAGATCCAATAGGCTTTACGGCATCCATACGGGATGCGGTGAAGGGGGTTTCGGCCAATCCCATCAAGATCAAGATGGCAGTGGACGCCACTAGCCTCAACAAGTCTGCCATGGCGGCGGCAAAGGGCATCAAGACGGCTGCCGTCCCCGTGGGCCTCAAGGTCAGCGCCAAGGGCGTACAATCTGAGTTAAATGCCTTTGCCAAGGGCCTAAAGCTTCGTTCCGTTCAGATCCAGGCCAAGCCGGACCTCAAGGGCTTTGACGCTGCCCTTAGGGGTCTTGCCAACGGGGTCAAGGCCCCCAGCATCAAGGTATTGGCCAAGCCAGATCTGACTGGCTTCAGCACAGAATTGCGCAATCAGTTAAAGAAGGTTTCGCAGAACATCAAGGTCAGGATCGACCCAGACTTGAACCAATTCGGCAAGGCCGTTTCTGGTGCCATGGTGGGGGTTTCCAAACAAGCCAAGCAGGCACTTGTGGGAGTGGGGGTGGCGGACGCCTCGCGGCAGATGCGGGCCGCCGGAGCCGAGGCGGCCAGCTTCCGCAGTCGTCTCGACCAGATGTCCCATGCGTTGTCGCGCTCAGGAGAGCGGGCATTGCTCATGGGGCAGGCGCTCACGTACGGCGTCTCCCGCCCCCTCATCCAGGCAGGAAAGAACATCGTAGAGACGGCCAGCCAATTTGAGCTTTCGCTCAAAACCGCTTCGGCCGTCGCTGCTGATTTTACGGGCAATACGCCCGAGGCCATAGCGGATTTCGGCAAGCAGGCAAAGCAGACGTTCGACCAACTATCCGTCAAGGCTCTTGAGTTCTCCCGCACCACCAAGTTCTCTGCCAATGAGGTAGCGGATGCCTTCGTGGAGTTGGCGCGTGCGGGCATCCAGGGAGAATCTACCCTGTCGGGCGTATTCAGGACGATTGCCAACGTCGCCACCGTGGAGGGCGCCGAAGTCAACCAGGTCGCCGAGGGACTCATCAAGGTCTTCACCGGCTTTGGCGGCTCTCTCTCCACCTCTGGCCTAGACGTCAAGAGCATCTTTGGTGGAGTTCGTCCCGGTACGGCTGATGCGCTAGCGTCTGAGTTCGAGCGAGCCGGGGACATCCTGGCCGTCACCTCGGCCAAGACCACCACCAACATCACCGACTTGGTGACGGGGTTCCGTTATGCCGGTCCCGTAGCTGCCGCCGTGGGGCTTACGTTCGAGGAAACGGCCGCATCTCTTGGTCTCTTGGCGCAAGCGGGCTTTGATGCCAGTCTTGGCGGTACCGCCCTTCGCGGCATCATCACCCGCCTCATCATCCCCACCAAGCAAAATGCAGAGATCTTTACCAAGTTGGGGATCTCCATGGAGGAGGCCCGAGGGGAAGTGGAGGCGGATGGCACCTCCCTGGAGGAACTGACTAAAATCCACGTGAAGTACGGCCTTCAGGTCCTGGATAGCACGGGCAAGATGAAGCCCCTTACGGAAATCCTATCCTTCCTTGACGCTAAGGGCATCTCTACCGCCGACGCCATGAAGCTGTTTGCCCAAAGGGCCGGACCTGGACTCTTGGCCCTTATTGGCCAGACCCCGGGGGCACTTGAGAAGCTCACCAAGGGCTTGCAAAACGCCGGTGGGGCCTCTGAGGCCATGGCGAACATCATCAAGAACACCGCCAGTTTCCAATTCAGCCAGCTCAAGAATGCCATGCAGGAGCTGTTCATCCTGGTGGGAGAATCGGGGGTTTTGGCCTTCTTCTCCAATCTAGCTACCAATCTAGCTAGTTTCGCTCGCTCTATAGCGGAGACGAACCCAGAGATCTTCAAATTGGTATTTGGCGTAGGGGCTTTCATCGCTGCTCTTGGCCCCGTCTTGATTCTGCTAGGTTTCTTTCACAAGGGACTTCAGGCTGGCCTTGCGGCCCTGTCGGCACTAGTTAGCCCCTTCGCCGCAGCCGTGGCCGCTATGGGCATATTCATCGGCTTCCTGGCACTGGCCTATGCACAAAGCGAAGCATTGCGCTCTGCTCTTGCCCCGTTGGTTGACCTGTTCGGCATTGTTCTGCCAGTAGCCTTGGGGGTCGCCAGAGACCTTTTGGGTGGGATTATTGGGGTGGTAGGGGGGCTTGCTGGGGCCCTGGGGGACACCCTAGCGCCCAAAATACTGGAGTTAGCGGTCTCTATTCGAGACTGGGTTGCCGACGGCAGTATGCTGAAATTCTTCTCCACCATTTACGATGGGGCCATTGAGGCATCTCGCGGAATACTAGAACTCGTCGGTGCCCTGGGGGGGTTCTATCAGAGCCTTGGGAGCAACGCGGAACTTCAGAAGTTCGTCCAGACCCTACAGGGGATCGGAAGGGGAATCGTTGACCTTGTCCGTGGATTTTTCGACATAACGGAACAAATGACCCTTTGGGAGTCCGTAAGTGCTGCTGGGTTGAAGATCTGGGAGCAAATGGAGCCCGTTCTGGATGTGGCCAAAGCGACGCTGTTCGCACTTTGGAGCATTTTGAAATTGGCGGCATCTGTATTTGAATCCCTCTTGCTCGTCATCAAGCCCTTGACGGGTATTCTCGGTGACCTTTTTATCCCCTTGCTATTTCTCATGACTATCAGGATGTTGGCGCTCAAGGTAGGAACGGACGGAGCGGGGGGGCGGCTTGAGATCTTTGGGAAAAGGGTTGCCACGGCAGGAGATGGGCTGCGCTACTTTAGCTCACAAGCAGCCAGGGTGGTGTCCCTTAACGCGCTGGCAACAAACGTGGGGACTCTGGGGTTGAAGCTAGAGGAGATGGGGTCCAGCCGAGGCGGCCTCAACATGGCCGGGAACGGACTAAAGAACTTCATCTCGGTGTTAGCGAACGGCAACTTCGGCACCCGCCTTGCAACAATCGGAGGCAGCGTAGCCAATATGGCCGACAGGGTGCTCCAATTCGGCAACAGGGCTTCTGACTTTGCATCGAAGATTGGTCCCAAACTGAAGGCGGCATTCGCCGACATAGGAAATGCTGGCGCCAATGCGGGAACGGCCCTTCAGGGGTTCTTCGCTGGATCCCTCGCTGCCAGCGCCGATACCCTGACGGAGAAGATAACGGCGACGGCCATTGCCGTTACGTCCCTCTTCCAAGCTGCCTCCACGGGGAATCCGCTTCTGGTTGTTCTGACTCTTATCGGGATAGCCGCCGGGGCCGCCGTAAAGCTCTTGAATCAAGCTAGCCCCGAATTTGCAGGGATTGGAAGTCAGATCGAAACCCTCTTCGACGAGATCAAGTCCGGAAACGGCAAGATCTCTGGCGATAGATCCCTTGAAATTTTTGCAAGCCAGATGGACGCCCTGGACCCCAATAACATGGCATCCATTGGGGCAACCCTCTCCCTGCTGGGCACCAATGTGGGCGATTTGGGAGAGTCATTTGTTGAGGGAGGCAATAGCGCAGTTGAGTTTTATGAGAGGCTCCGCGATACCTATGGGGATAAGTCCGCATCGAAGGACATAAATAGCCTCTTGGTCCAGGTGGACGATCTTCGCATGCTGAATGAGGCTGGGGCGCAGGGGTTCAAGGTGGGGGACATTGTGGACCCCAAGGACATAGATAGGGTGGCGGGCCTGGGGATCTCGCTCAAGCTTGTACGGAAGGATGGACTGGCGCTTGGGCATGACGTGCAACAGGCATTCTCGGGGCTCACGGATTTGGTGGGGGACGCTTTCCTCAAGGGGGAATACTCTCTCGATAGATTCAAGAAGGCCGCCAAGCTTTTCTTTGACAAGGAGTTGGGTGGTGATGCCCTGAGGAAATTCGCCGAGGATTCGGACCGGGCGAGGGCGCAATTTGCCGTCATGGAACCCTTGATCAAAAAGTCTGAGGAGGCCCAGCGGAGTCTAGCAAGCGGTAGTAAGGATTGGCTACACCGTCTGGAGGATGTGAATGCCGTCCTAGACGAGACCAAGCGGAGGTTGCGTGAACTGATCCCCGGACAAGAGGACGCAAAGGAGAGCACGGCGGCCCTCTTCGATGTCATCAAAGAAAACATCGACAGCCTCAAAATTGGAGCAGGGGGCGGGGTGGTCTTCAGCAGAGATGCCATTAGGGCAGATCAGAAAGGGGCCAAGGGGGCCTTTGATGCCCTTCGTGCCATATCGGGATCCGCTGCGGACCTCAAGGCGGAACTGGGCAAGGATTTATTCGGGTCCGACGCCTTCAAGGTGGAGGAGTTCAACAAGCGGTGGACCACCCTAAGGGACAGCGTTTTCAAATTCGCCACAGCTCCCGATGGTCCACTGAATTTGTCCAATCAGCAAGCTCAGGAATTGGTTGACAAGCTACTGGGGGTCAACGCCATGGAGCTGCAAGCTACGCTCCGGTTGGGCGTCACGGGCGACAATGACGCTCAATTAGTGGCCGAGATCATGAGAAAGGCAGGCCAAGGCACCGAGGAAAACGCCGCCAAGTTTACGGCTGTCATCCAGGGCCGGATAGCGGGGCCCCTTTCGGCCGATCAGATCACCAAGCTTACGGGGGGGGTTCAAGCCCAGGCTAACCTAAACGTCCTGCTTGATGTCGTCAGCGGGGCCCCGCCCGCAGGGTGGACTTGGGAGCAAATTGCTCCCCTGATCGCCGGTGGTTCCCTTAGGGTGGGGAGTCTTCAATCCGATTTGGAGATTCTGGGCAAAACCATCGGGGGGCCACTTTCTCCCGATCAAGTGGCAGCTCTGATTGCGTTTGGGGTCGTGTCAATTGGTAAGATCCAGGCCTTTCTGGAGATTTTGCCCAGCGTTGGCCCCATTGCTGGGATAACGGCAGACCAGAAGCAACTCATTCTGGGGGATTTGCTAAAGGACAACGCCAGTCAACAGCAGATAGATTTGGTATTCAAAACCCTAGAGCAAAACCCTGGGGTGATTGATTCCGTCCTAAAGCTGATGCAAATGGAAGGCATCAAGGCTATAGACATCCCCGTGGCCATTCAGGCGGCCATCACGCTGGACCCCGCTGGCATAACGGGGTTGGACGTAGAGGGGCTGAAGCAACTTAGCATCATGGTTGGGAACATCGCTGCGGCTGCCGGGTTGGGTGGGAACGCCAAGGCCTTCAGCGATGGTGGTATCGTTGGGAGCGAGATCTTCGCCCGTATTGGCGAGGCCGGTCCTGAGGTCATCATCCCCCTAACCAAGCCCGACCGAGCGGCCTCGCTCCTCCAGGAGTCTGGGCTCTACCAGTTCGCCGTAAGAACGGCCATCAAGGGCGGAGAGGTGCCAACGGACGTGGCCTTTGCCGCATCTGGGATCTTCAGTGGTGATTTCCTGGACCCCGCTGCCCTCCCGGCCGTTCCCTCCGTTGGGGGGGCGGCGGGCAGCTCCATCCAACTCCCCGGAGGGGCCGGAGTGGCAGGACCGGCAGTAGGGGACGTACACGTCTCCATTGTCCTGCACATAGTTGGTCTAGAGGAGGTCATCGCTGGCTTCCAGACGGCCGTAGCGATTGCCACTTTCTCCTTTGACTCCATCCAATCCGCCTCAAGCATCATGGCACTCAATGTGGTCAACTATGTAACCGCGATGGTTCACGCGTTTCTACAAATCCCCTCGGCCATGGCGATCGTGTCGCGATCCATCGCCAACGGTTTCCGTAACCCCATTGCTTTCATCGGCTCGTCCGTCTGGCCCCCCTTCGCCAACCTGATCAACCGAGTATCAGATTCCTTCGGGGTGGGAATCGCCATCCCCACAAGCTTTGCCGTTCCCACCTTCCACTCTGGTGGCGTCGTGGGGGAGGGCGGCACCATGACGGATGCCTCTGATCTCAACTCCATGGAAATGATGGCCAAGCTCCAGCGGGGCGAAGGTGTCATGAGCCGCGAGATGATGGCCAACATGACCAAAGGCCAGCTCCAGGCATTCCGCGGCGGAGAAAGGCGCTGGTGGGCCGCCGGGGACTCCCGTAGCACCGGAAAGGCCCATGTGGAGGGTCGCAAGGATGCGGTCGGCTCTACCATCAAGCGCCTCAACTTGGACCAGTACCGCACGGACTTCGAGGGGACCGTCTCCCCCATGTTGGCTGCCCTCATGGCCGGTTACTCCAACGATGCCTCGGCCCGCATCGGGGACTCCAGCATCCGTCGCCTGAACACCGGCATCATCGACTACTCCGAAGGGGCCAACGAGGCAATCCAGCGGGAGATGACAGCGCGCATTCCCGGCCTACCTGAAGGGTTTGATCTCCAGGGCGCCGTTCCTGATGGTTTCGATGTCGGCCATTGGCGAGAGTTTCTTGGTGCCAACAAACGCCCCGGGAGCTATCCCTTGCTGATGCAGTACCTCCAGGCTGCTGGCGTCCCCTACTTGGTCAACTCAACCTTCCGTCCTGGCGGAACCAGCTATCACGCATCCTCCAGGGCCGTTGACTTCGGGGCCCCAGGGGATGCCAACTACGATAGCCCCGGATTGCTCCGTATCGACCGCGCATTTGCCCCCATGCTGGGCGTGTTGTCGGAATTGATCTATTCGGGCCCAGGTGGCGTGTCCGACAAGGCTTACGATGGGGCCACTATGGCGGCTCACCACAATCACGTCCATGCGGCTCTGGCCAATGGGGGAGTAATTGATCAGCTCACTTATGCCATGCTAGGAGAGCGCGGACGTGAGGTGGTACTGCCACTAGACAGCCCTGGACGGGCACTGGATCTGGCGTTCGAGTCGGGTCTGTTCAGAGTGCTGGCTGACGCCCAAATGGCCAATGCGAGCAATCTTCGCACTGGCGGGGTTGTGGCCCCCGCCGGGGCTGCTCGTTCCGGCGGAGTCGGCTCTCCCCGCTCCACCTCCCCATCTGGTAGCTTTGATGGTGGGCCCCTTGGCGGAGGTCCGGGGAACACCTATCACATCAACGGCGTTGACATGACACAAGTCAAGGCAGAAATACGAGCCAGGGACCAAGCCGCAATGAGGAAGCGTAAATAGCCATGTTGAACTCTTACTTATGGTTTGCGGGGACAGAAATCGCCAACCATTCTCGTCTCCTCAAGTACATGACAGGCGACCCCCTTTCGGGGTTCGCTGGCTTGCGTCAATCCAACACCTCCATCACCCCCGGCTGCGGCTGCGATTCCGCCCAATGCCTCTACTTGGATCAAGGCGCCGGGACGAACGGGGCCTACACGTCTCCCATCCTGGACGATGCCCCCTGGTATGACCCCGACGTCCCCGAAAGCGCTGAGTTTGCTGGCTTCTTCATCGAGGACATCGAAGGATTTGATTCGGTCGTGTCGCGAGATACGGCCGATGGTGCCATCTCCGGCACCTCCCTCGGCCCCCTGCGTCTTCGCGGCCGCTGCATTACCGTCACGGGGTGGCTCCGTGCCAAGACGTGCTGCGCTGCCGAATATGGCCTTCGCTGGCTCCAGGAGTCCCTCTTGGGGGACAACTCCTGTAGCGATTGTGCCCTTGGGGACCTCTATATGCTCAAGTGCTGCCCCCCCGAATCTGACGTATGTTCGTGTCAGCTTGTAGAGGAGCGTCCTCTCACGAACGGCATTACTGTTGGCGTGAGAGTGACGAACCTGGGAGGAGGACTCTATCAGGTCTACATTGAGGACGGGAATCAAGTGGGGGTCTTGTCGAACCCCCTGGGGCTCCCCAACAACCTCGATGGCTTGTTGCCCGCCAACTGGGCGCTAGGCCAAACGCCCCTGTTCTACGTTACTGACATTCTTGGGGGAGCAGCTCAAAGTGAGTTCAAGATTCCCCCCGGTGCCGTAGCGAATGCCGCCTACCTGGCCTTGGGGCCAGGCCAGATAGCCGCCATTGACATTGACCTGAACGTTACGGTCGAATGCGAGGAAGAGCAGCAGTGGATCACGGAACTCAAGGCCGACCTGGATAACTTCATAGCCATCAATGGCGATACCGTCTTGACCTTCATGTCCGTTGCGGGCCTAGGGTACGGCTATGCGGCCGTGCCCGGCATTAGCCCCCTTGATTATGCTCGGTTGTTTCACAGGGTTGGGTTGACCGACGGCCCAAAGGTAACGGATCGCATGTCCACGTGCTGCTCGTCTTGTGGCTGCACGAATCTCAAGGTGCAGTTCACGTTGTGCTCCGAGCTTCCCTACATCTTTTCGGATGTGGAATGGTGTGCCCAGTGTGAGAACTTTGCTCCAGAGGAATACTGTCTCGACTTGCGCGGCATTTGCCCTCAGTGTCAGGGCCAGCAAGCCACGAAAGCATACGAGCGACAAATACCACGTCCATCGTGCGGCATTCAGGTGCGCCATGATGGGACTTGGTGCCCAACCGGCTGGGACCCCGAAGAAGCCTGTCCCCCAGTGGACTGCACTCTGTATGTGGCCGAGGCGGTCGAGTTCACCCCCGAGGCCACCACGACCACATCCCCATGTGCTGCCGCCAGTGCCACGAACGATAGTTGCCTGGTTTCGCTTCTGGGGGATGGATCCTGGGCGGAAAATGGCTGGAACGTCGTGGACGGTTTCCCTCCACCCTTCTGCAACCTTTCGGTTGATGGTTCTGGCGAGTGCGATACGGCCGCCATGCCGCCAGAGGAACCGTGCCTTATCCGCCTTACCTACAATGAGTGCACCAACACCCGTACGTGGGAGCCACTCCGATGGGACGGTACTGTTCCCTTCCCCGCCGATTGCCCTTGTGTGGAGATTGCTGAAACCTGTTTCATCCAATGCGACACCGTAGTCCCTGGGGCTGACGATTGCGTCGTCCCGCGGGACTGTCCCATTACGGTTGATTGTGATGGATCTTGGGCTCCCGTGGATTGGGTTCTGGACCCCACGGCCATCTTCCCCCCGCCGGGCTGCACCTTCTCCATCCCAGGCCAAGACACTACCCCCTTGACGGAAGTGGTGGAGATCCCGGCGGACGAGTTCGTTCCTGATTGCGGCCCCCTTCCCGTCGCCCCCCCTCCTCCCTTCCTCGTCCCCATTCAGTGCTATTGCGACCCATGGGTAAGTCGGAAGATTTGTTGCACTCTGAGTAACCCTGGCGATTGGAATGACGCCACCACTTACATTGAGGTCAACACGGGATCGACGGAGATGCGCCGTCTCAAGATAGAGGCTTATCAGAATCCCTTTGGGGATAGGGTGCCGTGTCCGTGCGACCCCCAGGATGACTTCTGGGCCTGTCGGGTGCCATGCTCTACCCTCTTGGTGCCTCAATTGCCATCAGGGGCTCGTCTGGTGATCGACTCCCGAACCCGACAGGCCCAACTGATCCTTCCTGGCGGGCGCTCCGTATCTGCCATGCGATACATTTTCTCCTCTGACGGGTCCCCTTTCGGGTGGTTTGATCTTGCTCAGTGCTCCACCTTCTGTATCGTGGTTTCGGTGGATGCTCAATTTGTGGCAGACAACGCCACCGTATCCATTGGGGCAATTAGCCGCTACCTGGCGTCAGGATGGTAACGTGGCCGACTTCGCTCACCCCATAACCCCCTCAACGTCGTTCGTCCGGTACGTTCAAAGCAACGGCGGGGCCAACGACTATCAAATTCGCGGCGGTTCCGCTGTTGTGCGTTCTGACGGGACCGTCTTGGTCTGCTGGTCCGAAAGCCTCAATACGGCAAACACTCAAACACTTTGGCTGGGTGTGGCGCCATCTGTCTTTGATTTTCTGACCGTGACGGATTCAGTTGTTCCCATCACCTCCTTGATTGCCTCAACCCACGTCTTGGGCGTTCGGGCGTCCAGCGGAGTGTGGGGATCCATCTGTCATGGCCCCGACGGGGACATTTGGCTGGTTGCAAACAACTCAAGCTCCGCCGCCAACCTTGTGTGGGATGGTTCAATCCAGCAACCCACAGTGGGGCACCCCTGGGGTTCCCACTCTTGGAAGAGTAGCGACGAGGGGGCAACGTGGGACTATGTCTCCGAGATGCCCTGGTCTTTATCTAACCTGGAAACCCTCCAGAATGAGTCGGGTCTGGGGGAGGATTGCATCCCTGGGGATATTTTGGAAATGCCTAGTGGTCGGTGGGTTGTGATGAATGGCGTTTGGAGTAACTTCTTTATCGCGAACAACGTACCTGCTGGGGGCATATTCGTCAGCGACAACCAGGGGGCATCGTGGTCGCTCCAGTACACCTACGGCTCCTTTAATGGAGGGTCGCTCCAGAGGCAATTCTCCCGATTCAACGGAGAGATCAAGGGGGGACAAATGAGTGGAGGGGGCCCTGGATTCCCTACTGGCTTCCTGGAATCCAACAACAATGGCACTTCCTTCTCTTTATGGCAGGCCATGCCCCTCGGCGGCGGATGCCAGTTTGAGGGGGCGGGGTCCATCAACACGCTCAACAATGAATCCCAGATGGCGCTGTCGTTGTCGTCAGGTTCGGGCGTGGAGTTATGGACCGCTTCCCAACAGGACCCTCTGACGCCATGCGGTGCCATCGTGGCGAACAATTGGACCCTACAGGCCACCTATACGTCAACGGCAGGACAGCACCTGCTGGACAGAAGGACTATATGGCAGCCCCTGGGGGCCGGATATGCGGCACTCATCCGCAACAACGGGGTCGTGCCCTTCACCACCCTTACCCCGGGGGTTAGCGTCTCCTATGACTGCGACCCAGGTGGGTCGTCATAATGGCCTCCGTCTTTATCACCCTGTCCCACTTGGGTGGTCTAATTCCCATCAATTACGTCCTGACCAATCCCGTGACCTTTGCGGTAACGCTCGTTTCAATGAACCCCGGGGATGGGCCACTAGGGTTCCAATTCACGGACTTCCCCTGCGGGGTTTTCATCATCCCCGTTACGGCCAATGGGGATGATGTTTCTGTAAATGTCAACGTGGATTGTTGTGGGCCAGATGCGCCGCCAGAAACCTATCGGCCCGCCGGGCTCATTGCCTGTAGGGACGAGGCCAGCTTGGGAGATGGGGCCGATCTCCGTGTTCTCTTGATGACTCGCGGCGGAGGCGCCGTGATGGCGGAGTTGAACCCCATCAGCGGCAACTTTACTCGTGAGCTGGACGGGACATCTTCTCTCGCCATGGAGGGACTGGTGTCGGGACGTTTGGGCGACGTCTGCTGTGACGGCTGGGAAGATGTGGACCCTTGGGCGACAGAAGTAATCGTTTATCGGGACGGACGAGATGCCTGGTGCGGTCCCGTCACGGACGTGTTGTTTGAATATGGATCCATCCGAGTTGAGGCGGATGATCTGACTTCTTGGTGGGATCGGCGCCTAGTGGGAGCCTTCTCCCTGGAGGGGGTAGATCTTTCAACCATTTTCATGACAATTCATGACTCCGCAATGAGTCCTGATCCATCCCCTAACATCCAGATTGATCTCGACCCAAGCGGACTGTTTGGGTCTCGTTCGGTCTTGACGTCCGAGTTTGTCTATGCGGCAGACCTGATTGACGAATTGGCCAAAACGGGATTGGACTATACTGCATTTGGGCGAACCATCATTGTGCGAGGCATTGAGGTTGATACCGCCCCCCTGCTGACTCTTTTGGATGACGATTGGACTGCCCCGCCCTCGATCCGCAAGCGAGGCAACGAGCAGGCAACCGTGGTGGTGGTGAAGGGGAACGGGGTGCAGTCGATAGTGACCGCATCGGCCCAGTACCTTTCCTACTACGGCATCCTAGTGAGGACCTTTACGGAAGACACCATCGTGGACCAGGCCTCGTGTGATCGTGCCGCTCAGACTCGCTTGGACATTCTTAAGGACCCCCTCTATATCGAAACCCCCGTGGGGGCTAGGCTTAAGACAACGGCGGGCGTACGGCTTGATCAATTGATCCCCGGCACTCGCGTTCGGGTGGACACCCAAGCCTCCTGCTACAAGGTGGTGGCGGATTTCCGTCTCCAGAAGGTAGACGTGAACTTCGACGGGAGCGTCTCCATTGACCTGCAACCCCTGGGGACGATTGAGTCAACGGAGAGCGGATGAGTTACCGAGACGATCAAGACACGCTAGCCAAGCGCCTGGCCGACCTAGAACGACGGGTACGGCTCATTGAGCAGCCGGGGGCTCGCCCACCTGACCCCGGGTGGGTCTTGCGGGAGGTGTCGGGGGAACTTCTGTACCTATATGTGCCCACGGGGGCCGCAGGTCCCGTCATTGGTACCAAATAGGCTAAACTTGGCTGAAAGGCTAGGAGAAAAAATGAGTCGCTGTGGTTGCCAAAACGAATGTGCGTGTTTGACTGTAGCGGGGGACTGTATCGAGGTCTCCGGCAACGGGAACCCTGGCCTGCCCTATACGGTTTCCTTCCAGGTCAACCCCGCTGCAAACAACCAGCTAAGTTGTCTTGACGACGGCGCATACGTTCCGCCCCCCAGTATCGGGGTGCTGGACTCAGACTGCATCAACATCTCAGGAACGGGCTTCCCCGGAGATCCCGTCACGGTGGAACTCCTTCTCAACGGGGATGCATGCAATCTCTCCGATTGCGCCCCCGGCGGGGGGCTTCTTACCCAGCTTTTCACTCAGGACACCGACTGCATTGAGTTGACGGGGTGCGGGACTACCGGGAACCCCCTGGTGGCCACCATCCCCCTGTCCATCGACACGGGCAATGTGGTGGAGTGCCATAGCGACGGCCTCTACGTGCCTTCGGTGGCAACCGGATCCGTTACCCACTACGGAGAACTGGCCGCTACCGTCCCCACGATTGTTCCGGCAGGCGTGGGGGTCGTGACGGCCCCAATCATTCAGGATCTCACCGTAACGAACGTGGGGGGCATTGCCGACCCAGCCAATAACCGTTTCCTTGTCCCCCTGGGGGGGGGTGGCTGGTATTGGGCCCAATCTCTCATTGAGTATTCGTCGGGGTTGCCCTTCTCCCGCGGCACCGCCAATGGCTTTCAGGTGCGCCATCAACTCCACACCGGCGGGGACCCCGGCCTAGTGCGTCTCACTCTTGAGAAGTATTCTTCCCTGGGTTTCTATAGCATCGTTCAAACCCTGGTTCAGCTCTTCCCCGGAGATTCCATTAGCGCCAGCGTTGTCCTGACGTCAGACACGGGCGTGGCCTTTCCTGCCACTTCCGTGGTGGGCCCATCTCTTTACGCCGCACGGATTGGTGTCTAATGGATTTCTCAAAGCTATGGACAGAGGCACGCCTCTTCGAAATCTTCGCGGCATTTGGTGTATTGCTGGCAGAGCGGGAGGGTTCCGATCTGGAACCCCAACTGGCAGCCCAACGGGCGTCCACGGAAAGACTGGCCAAGCTGGCCAAGCTGGAAACGGAGCCCGAGGGAACAGGGGCTCGGGTGGAGGAGCGACTTGAGGAGATGCGACAAGCCGCCCAGGAGCAACTGGAGTTTTTCCGCATCAACCTAGAGGAACCGGAATTGGCCGAATTGGCCTACGGTTCCGTGGTCGAGGCCTCAAGGGCCTTGGGTGCCCGTGACAGAGGAGAGCAGGCGCTAGTGCTATTAGATCAAGCCATCCAGGAGGTCCAAAATGGCCATTAGCCCCTGCATCGAGGACTCCTCCTGCATCGACCTCTCCGTGCAGCCCAATAGCAACTTGCGAGCGGATCTGATCGTCTCCGACGATGCGGGCAATTGTGTCGAATGTCGGGCGGATGGCCTATACGTCCCCTGCGGGGACCTCTCCACTGACCCCTGCAACGCCATCGTGCTGGGGGCCGATGGCGGCCTATGGGCCGGTCAACAGGCCCAAAATGTGCAGTGTTCTTCCTTCGAGTCTGTTTCCACGGGGATTCTTGGGGTCGGGATTGATACGGTTTGGCAGTCCGGAACTCTCATCTTCGAGAATCCGTCCGACTGTGTCGCCGCCGTCTACATGCGCACGGAGCTATACGGGACCCTTCAGATCACCGGAATGAGTCCCGGGGGTCGTGCCGTCTACAGTTATGCGACTGGCATTTTTCCTAACCCCTTGATCGACGGAGGGTATGCGGTTCTCCAGAACCCCGCCGGTGCCGCCCTGGAGCATGCGTGGCCCCCTCATGCGGCCGCCATTCCTTCTTGCGGCACGACCATCCCGGCTGGCGCTTCCGCCATATTCGCCTTTCAGCGGCGGCTTCAGATCACAGCAGGGTCCATTACCAATGCGATCTTCCGTGATACCTTCATCTTCAACTGGTCGGTGGCGCTAGCCTAATGAATACTCGACACTTCACAAATGGTTCGGCCGTGTTGGCAGTCTCGTGGGACAAGGTCTCCACCTCAAACCCACACGTCCTACAGGACCCCCAAGACCCTGCCGGGAGTGCCCCTATTGATGGCTGGCGAGAGACCACCCCCCAGGCCGCCAGCACGGCGCGTCATCGCAACGAGGTTGTCGCCAAGAGGGCCGCCGAAGAGGACGCCCTCAAGGCCAAGAGGGCATGGGATGAACTGACGGAAGGCGGCATGTCGGGCGACACCGCCACTATCCTCACCAGCCACGTGCCCCAGTAGTCATGTGGAACCTATTGGCGGCAGAGGCATGGTGGCAAAACCTAGCCGAGGGCACCATTTGGATAGCGGGCGTCTTGACGGCCCTTGGAATCATCATCAAGTTCACGCCGGTGCGGTTTATTGGCAAGAACCTAGTAACTGATCCCATGCGAGAAGGCATGAGAAAGGTAACGACTGAAGTCATTCAGGGCGAGGTTTTGGAGATAAAGGCGTCTCTAAGCAATATCCACGAGTGCATCGACAGACGGTTCACCGACACCCACGCCCTCATAGCCAAGTTGCAAGATTTGACCGAGCAGGTCCTCGTGGACTCTGCTGGGTCGCGACAACGTCTTCGTCAGCTTTACCGGACTCTCGATACCCCCATCTTCGAAGCCGGGCCAGATGGACATTTGACTTACATCAACCCCGCCTTTTCTCGCCTTATCGGCATGCAACACACGGATGCTCTCGGGGAGGGCTGGTTTGAGGCCATCCACGCGGATGACCGTTCTCGCGTGTTCGCCTCGTGGGGTTCTTCCGTGGATGGGCACCATCATTTCGGCTCCCTCTTTCGGATCCGCAATGCCACGACGGGGCACGTTTTTGAGGTTCGAGCTGCCGGAGCGCCGCTCTATGGCGCAAATTCTGATATTGTTGGATGGGTGGGAACATTGGATCCCCTGGAGGAACAAAGTGTCTGAAGATTCTAAGCCAAGTACAGATGTGGGGGTTTCCGTAATTCGCACCGTAACCCCCTACTTGACTGCTCTCATTGTCGTTGAATTGGCCAAAAGGGGAGTCACCATGGACTCCGGCGAGGTGAGCCAAGCCATTGTGCCTCTTCTGGGTTCCATCTGGTATGCAGTAGTGCGGTCCCTTGAGGTCAAATGGCCACGAGTGGGCTGGCTTCTAGGTACCCCCAAGACCCCCACTTACGAGGGGAAGTAATGGGTCTCTACCGAGCCATGCTGAACATGTCGGGGTGCAGGCTACATGAGACCGCCTGGTTTGATGATGGAGACCTGGGCGTACAGCGCCTTGTTGCGGCACGACACCTTGTCCCCGTGGACGACATCGCCAAGTCGGCCCAAGAGTACCCATTCACGGTCGAGACGCCAAAGCCCGCACGGGACGCCGTTCGCGATGCCATTGCTAAGGCCCGAGCGGCCGCCGATGCCGCCGGAGTGACGGTCGAGGAGGACCCGCAGGCAGACCCAACCCCGGCTTCAACTGGAGATGCCCCCGAGGTGTCGTCCCGTGAGCTAGAAGATCAGAAGGTCGAGCCCGAGCCCGAGCCCGAGCAGCCCGTCAAATCCAGGGACAAACAAGAACCCGTTCCTGAGGTCGAGCAAGAACTCTTCCGCCGCAAGGGCCCGTCCAAGAGCAATAGAAGGGACTGAAATGGCTTGTGGGTGCAACAAAAGTAATCAGTTCTCCCAAGCGACCCCCTTTAAAATGGGGGACCTCCTGGGGGATTGGTCAGTGGCTCGCCAAATGACCGCATCTGTGTCCCTGATGGGCATCCGTAGTGGCCAGACCTTCTGGGGCATTGGGGACGGGTGGGAGTCCATGATGGAGAATAGGTGGGTAAAGCTCCTCTAGGGTCCAAATGGGTTGCCGTCCGATAGGATGCCCCCATGGCACCCAGACCCTCTCTCCGTAAGCCCCAGACCCTCCAGGACCTTCAGGAAGGGGTTGCCCCGCAGCCTTCCGACTGGAAGCCCGGACGCCCCGTTTCCATGGTGGAGGTGGAGGAGCGCATCATGCGAGCGGATGACGAGTTGACGCGCCTGACGGAGTCCCACATGGAACTGGCGGACATGTCCGCTCGGGCAGAGGCCACATGGAAGGCCCACCGGGACCGAGTCATTATCGCAATTGTGGCCAACGGGGAAAAGGGGGCGGCCGATACCCGCGAGGCAAAGGCCAAGCAGGTGGTGGATGTGAAGTCCGGCCAGAAGGGGGAGGAACTCTACGAGACCTATTTGATTGCTGAGGCCGCCACCGCCTCTAGCGCCAGGGCCATGCGAGCCCTTGAGTCCAGGCTCTCGGCCTTCCAAACCCTGGCGAGCAATCTTCGCAACCTCACTTAGGAGAGCCATGACACACCAAAGTAATCAAACCCCCCTGGAGATGGTGTTGGACTTCCACAGGGCCTTTGGGCATCCTGTCGCCAAACAGGCTACAACCGTTGGGGTAACCAAAAGTCTGAGGGATTTGCGGATTGAACTGATCCGTGAGGAGTTCGAGGAGTTCTGCAAGGCCGTCACGGGCAAAGAAGCAATTGTTTGGATTGAAACCAACCCGGCATCCCAAACCTTCAGTCAGCCCTCCATTGTGGACGTGGCGGACGCCCTGGCGGACATGATGTACGTAATTTATGGAGCTGCCCTCGCCTACGGGGTAGACCTGGATGAGGTTTTCTCAGAGGTCCACAAATCCAACATGGGGAAGCTGGGGCCCGAGGGCGTGCCCCTGGTGCGACACGACGGCAAGATTCTCAAGCCAGAGGGGTGGAAACCCCCACGGATCCGACAATCGCTTGAGTCCGGCCGAGACCTGACCCAGGTGGGCCTCAATGGCTAAGTCGGTAGCGGCTTCGTTGGTCCAAGCACGTAAGCTCTACAGCGTCCTGGATGCGCCCGGGGACGCTGGCGATAAGACCTTGATGAAATGCCCGACCTGCCAGGTAGTGTTGGAGGTACTGAACTTCCGACGAGGCCCCTTGGACAGGGATAGGGGCATTCATCAAACCCGCCACTATGGGTGGGTGGCATGGTGCCCCACGTGCGATACCGAATGGGGCTCATACGATACCCGTGATGTGCCCTCCCTGTGGGTGCTTCGAGACCGAGTCGAGGGAGAGTCATGTCAACAACAGAAGAGCAAGAAGAACTAGGGTTCATCTGCGATGCCCTGGAGAGGGACATGGCGCTCCCTTTCCTCACGGACACCATACGTTCCAGGATGGTGCAGATTCTAGTGGAAGAAACGCGCTACAGGGAGGGCCTCTATCTGCATTCCAGGGGGCCCGTTACCCCGTGTCGGTCTCAAGGCCTTCTATGGGTGGCCTAATCCCGCCCCGTTCCGGAAGCCGCATTCTCCAGGCCGCCTATGAGCCGGAGGGACGCTACCCCCAACTCGCCAGAACTGTGGTGTTTAGTTTGGACATCAATCAATCAAAGGTGAGGGTGGATTCCCTTTGGGATGGAGTCGTCTCGATCCCTCTTTCTCCTATCCACATTTACTACGTTAACGGGAGGTTCTCGCACGCTCGCGTGGGCGAGGACGGGAAGCGCATTCGATCCCTCAGGGAGGCCTTGGAAATTCTCGAAAGCGACCCCATGAGGGCTTCGGCGGCTGTAGAATTAACTGATGAGGTCGAGCCGAGCGGATGAGATCATCAACCTAATTGACCGATGTCTAGAGGACATTGGGCATATCGCGGCCGCCCCCCCTTCGGAGGAATCCAGCAGTGAACCCAACCCAGACCGATCAGGCCACAGAAACAAGCAAGGCACTAGTAACGGCCATTCTGGCGGAGGACCAGGCCCTGCTTGATGTCATTTTGGAAGACATGGGGGAGCCCTTGGTGCCCATGGCGCTCGCTACCCTGTCGTCTGATCTGATACGATCGTATGCAACCCAAGTGGGGGTCCCTCCCCTGCGGTTGTGGCGCATGGCTCTTTGTGGGGCTGCGCAGAAAGGATAGCCGTGAGGCATGTCAAATACCTAGTTTGGGTAGACTTGGAAACTACTGGCCTAGATCCAGACCACCATGACATCATTGAGGTGGGGCTTGTCTTGACGACGGCATCATCGCCGTTTGACGAGATTTGGAGCCTTTCCTCTTGCGCCATGCCCCCAGACCTAGATTGGGAATCCCGCATGGGCCTACAGGTGGAGCGGATGCATTCCCAAAATGGGCTCCTGGAGGAGGTCCACGACCACGGGCGTTCCATTCGCGACATTGAACTGGAGATCATCAACGCCCTCCACGTGGTTGGGCGCCCCCATGAGTTCATGTTGGCGGGCAGCGGAGTCAGCCATTTCGATCGGCGTTTCATCAAGACCCAGATGGGAGGCATGGACAAATGGCTCCAGCACCCCTCCTTGGACGTTGGGACGATCCGTCGCGCCCTCAAGTTCTCCGGGCGTGAGGACCTCGATGGCTTTGGTATGACCTTCAATGGGGCCGATAAGCCCCACAGGGGCCTAGCGGACGTCCGAGACCACCTAAATGAATGGCGGCACTACGCCGTCGTATTCGAAGAGATAGAAAGGCTAGATGCCGATGCCAACGACAGCAGTCCTCGATGAGGAGTTCCTCCCCAAAGTCACCTCCGCCCTAGAGGCCTACTTGGCGGCTCAGCACTGTACCCTATGGGGGCAGGCATGGAACATCAACGAGCCGCAGCAGCGCCAGGAATGTGCTGAGTTCGTCGCCAATGCTCTCGTGGAGGCCTTCCACTACTGGAAATCTGACCAGTCATGATCCATATTCCTGCGAGCCTTCAGGCTCTAGCGGTTCCGATTGATGAAGTCCATCCCCTGGAGGGCAATCCTCGCCGCGGCAACATTGCGGCGGTGGCGGCCTCCTTGACTGAATTCGGCCAGATCAAGCCCATCGTGGTTCGTGCCCAAACGGGGGAGATTCTAGCGGGGAACCACACCTGGCGGGCGGCCAAGTCTCTCGGGTGGACTCACATTGCCATCTCCAGCCTTGACGTGGATGAAATTACCGCCAAGGCCATCGTATTGGTAGACAATCGCACCTCCGATTTGGGTGAATACGATCAAGAGGACCTTCTAAACCTTCTGGCGGACGTGGCGGATGCGGATTTGGAGCTATTGGCCGCAACCGCTTACAGCGAGGAGGACATTCTGGCCCTCCTGGATGCCCCCGTGCCCTCCCTGGAGGCCCCTGAGGGCCCACCAGCCCCCCTGGGCCCCACCAGTCCTTCCTCGCTCCCCCCAGCCCCCCCGGCCGCCCCTGAGGGGGCCCCTGAGGGAGGACAAAGGCGCACTCGCCTTTCCCTGTCGGATCGCTTTGGGGTCCCCCCCTTCACCGTCTTGAACGGGAGGGAAAATTGGTGGATGGACCGCAAGCAGCGATGGATGGAGATGGGCCTCCTGGGCGAACTGGGGCGTGACGATAAGCCTCGAACCTGGTATCTCGCCCCCCCGCCCCGCCACCTAGAGGTTGGCACGGAGGACAAGGCCGAACGTGACCCAGCGGGGGATCCTCTTCTCTATGGGGCTGGATCCACAAGTGTCTTCGATCCCGTTCTTTGCGAGATCCTCCTGAGCTGGTTCTCCCCTTCGGCTGGATTGGTCCTGGACCCCTTCGCTGGTGGATCCAGTAGGGGGCTGGTCTCTGCCCTCATGGGCCGTGAATACTTCGGCACGGACATCCGGCCCAACCAAATCGAATCCAATCGCTCTCAAGTGGAAGCCGTCATGGGGGACCGTAAGGCCCTTGTGCCGGAGATCCCCAAAGACAACCTTCCGGACGTTACCCCCGTGGAGCGGCTAGAGGATCGAGGGATCTGGCTAAAGCGGGAAGACCTTTACGCCTTCGCTGGGGTCCGTGGGGCGAAGGTTCGTACGTGCCGTCACTTCATCGAGCAAGCAAAGGAGCGGGGCTGTGGGGTTGTTACGGCGGGTAGTCGCCAATCCCCCCAGGTGAACTTCGTTGCTCAAATCGCCCATCGCCTTGGCGTGCCCTGTCGGGTGCACGTTCCCTCTGGGGAATTGACTCCAGAGTTGATTGCCGCCAAGGCGGCAGGAGCCACGTTGGTGCAGCACGAATACGGCTACAACACCGTCATCATCAAGCATGCACGCGAGGATGCTCAGGCGAATAGTCACGTAGAGATTCCCTACGGAATGGAATCCCAGGAAGCCATTACCTTCACCAAGCCCCAGGTGGCCAACATCCCCGAGGGGGTTAGTCGCATCGTAAACGCATGCGGCTCCGGCATGACCCTGGCGGGCATCCTCTGGGGCCTCAAGGAAGCGGGCAGAAAGATCCCCGTTCTGGCCGTTTGCGTAGGCCATGTCCCGGAAGAACGCCTCGACAAATGGGCCCCTACGGATTGGCGTGAGACCGTGGAGATCCTGGATCACCCGTCCGACTACCACGTCCCAACGGACGATGTCATGTTGGGCGACGTCCAACTTGACGCCTGGTATGAGGCTAAGTGCATCCCCCACCTCCAAGAGGGAGATCTCTTGTGGGTTTCAGCCATTCGACCGTCCGCCATAGCGGCTGATGCCCCCGAGCCCATTTGGGTTGCAGCCGACGGCATCGACGTACGTTCCGTTTGGCCCCATGGCGAGCGTCAAGCCTCCGCCATCCTCACGTGCCCCCCCTATGGGGACCTAGAGGTCTACAGCGACGACCCGCGTGACCTCTCCACCATGGGCTACGAGGAGTTCCTTACGGAGCTACGAGAGATCATGCGGGAATCGGTCGAGTTACTGGAGCCCAATAGCTTCGCCGTCATGGTGGTGGGAGACTTCCGCGATCAGCGCGGCAATTTGCGTGGCTTCCCCGCCGCCAACGTCTCCATCATGCAGGATCTGGGGCTCCACCTCCACAACGAAGCCATCTTGACCATGAGGCTCACGAGCCTTCCCCTGCGGGTGGGGCGCCAGTTTGACGCCACCCGCAAGCTTGGGATGGCACACCAGTACGTCCAGGTATTCCTCAAGGGGGATGCCAAGTTGGCCACGCTCAAGTGCGGCCCCATAGTGGCCCTGGAGGCCCCGTGAAGTCCAACAGCCTACTCGGTCGCATACTTCAAGTCCCCCTGGAGGACCTGGAGACACACCCACAGAACCCTCGTCGGGGGGACGTGGCCGCCATAGCGGAGTCCCTTTCGGCCAATGGGCAGTTTCAGCCCATCGTGGTGCAGGCATCAACCAACTACATCTTGGCGGGCAATCATACTTACTTGGCCGCACGTTCCCTTCAGTGGGACACCATTGACGTGGTTTATGTGGACGTGGAGGCCGATGCGGCAACCAAGATCCTGTTGGCAGCCAACAGGACGGCGGACCTGGGTGGCTACGATGAGTTCACCCTGGCGGCCCTCTTGGGGGAAATTCGCGAGGAGGACGAAGCCCTCTTGGCGGGGACGGGCTATAGCGCCGAGGACGTGGATGAACTCTTGGCCGATGCCCTGATCCAACTGCCGGACATGGATGAGAGCGACAGGGAGGCAAACGTTACGGCCCTGAGGGTGCTGGATCGCCTGTTCCCGGCAGCCAATGCCCTCAGGGGGGCGGCTGACCAAGCCGAGGGGGTCTTGAGGGACCTGGACATGCCCGTCTCGGCGGGTGAGCCCCTAGGGCCCAAACGGGCACCCAAGCATGCTCCCAGCGATTGGGTTCTCTTCCGCTTTGGGGAACTACGCGCCAAAGTGTCCCGTGGGGCCTATGAGGGTTACTTTCGTGAGTGGGTGGCACTCAACGGGGGTGACACAAATGCCGCAGGAGTGGCGGCGGCTGTTCAGCTAGGCCTGGTGGAACAGGACGTGCGGGTAGCGAGTCCAGAGGGCCAAGAGAGCTGGAGCTGAACTCCAGCCGATAGGCTGCCTGCATGCCTGACGTTCAACTCCGCCCATACCAACGAGAAGCCGTAGACAAGGTTTGGTCTCGCTACGCCGATGGGGTCACTCGCCAGTTGGGGGTGGCGGCCACGGGACTGGGAAAGACCGTTTGCTTCTCTTTTGTGGCCAAAGAGAATAAGGGCACGACTCTCATTTTGGCCCACCGGGATGAGCTGATTTCTCAGGCGGTAGACAAGCTTCTGCAAAGCTGGCCCGAAGCGGACGTGGGGGTTGTGAAGGCGGAGCGCAACGAATACCAGCATGACGTCGTGGTGGCGTCCGTCCAAACACTGGCGAGGGAAAGCCGTCGGGAGAGGATCCCGCGGGACCACTTCACCGCCATTGTGTGTGACGAAGCGCACCACTCCAAGTCCCCCAGCTATCAGAACATCTTTGAATACTTTGGAGCTAACAGGGAAATCAACCCCCCTCTATTGCTGGGAGTAACCGCCACCCCCGACCGAGGGGACGGCAAGGGCCTGGATGACGTCTACGACGAAATCGTCTTCAACTACGACATCTTGTGGGGCATCCGTGCGGGCTACCTTTGCGACCTCAAGGGCAAACGAATTACCCTTCAAGGGGTAGATTTCTCTAAGGCGAAGGTACGGCAAGGCGACTTTGACGCAGGACAAACCGGGCGCATGCTGGAAGAGGCTCATGCTCCAGAGGTGGTGGTGCAGGCGTGGCTTGAGCATGGGGAAGATCGCAAGACGATCGTCTTTACCCCCACGGTCGCTACGGCCGTGGCGTTCGCCGACGAATACAACAAGGTTGGAGTAAACGCCGCTTGGATCTCGGGGGAAACCCCACAGGAGGAGCGACGAGAGACCCTTCGTCGGTTTGCCCGTGACGAAATCAAGGTTCTTGCCAACTGCGCCATACTCCTCGAAGGCTACGACGAGCCATCGGTGTCCTGCATTGTCATGGCTAGGCCCACCAAGTCTCGGGCGCTTTACTCTCAAGCCATAGGCCGAGGGACTCGCAAGCATCCCGGAAAACAGAATTGTTTGATTCTGGACGTCTGTGGGGCGACGCAACACTCCCTCATTTCCGTACCGTCATTGTTCGGCATCGAGAATCCGCAAGAGTTTGAAGATGGCGGTTCCGGTGTAGCTCAGGTGCTTATGGAGCAAGAGGAAGAGGCCATTCGCAAGGGCGCCATCGTGGCGGCCGAGATTGACCTGTTCCGCAAGGTCCTGGAGTCCCCCATCGCATGGGTGACTTTCCAGGCCCCTGATGGTCAGAACTCTTACTCTTGCTCGCTCGGCTCCCCCGACGCCGGGACCGTCACTCTGGAGGCCATGGAGGCTGACGGCAAATGGCGCTCCCTGGTGCGTTGGCGTGCGGGCAACGGCCCCACCGGCACCCTCAAGTATCCTAACGGCGACCCCTATCGGGTCCTCATGGAGGACATTGATCTTGAGACCGCCCAAGGGATGGGGGAGGATTATGTCCGCAAGAATGGAGTAGTGGGGCTCGTGAACCGCGATGCCCCGTGGCGCCAGCGCCCCCCTACCCCGAAGCAACTATCGGCAGCGGAGAAGTGGCGCTTTCCCGTTGACCGCAAATGGAATGCCGGGGAGCTTTCGGACGCCCTGGGGGCGCACATCGAAGCCAAGACGGCCAAGGGGCGCACCCGCGAGACCCCCGATTGGGTTAAGCGCAAGATCGAACGAGAACGTGCTCAAAAGCGGTAGAATGAATCCATGAACCCATTCTTCTATCAGGCCAGGCCCGAGAGGGTCGTGGACGGAGACACGGTTGTATTTCGCATCGACATGGGCTTTCATCTGGAGTGCCTTCAGACCGTGAGGCTCTTGGAGGTCGATACCCCCGAGATGCGGTCCAGTTCTCCCGGCGTCCGCATCTTGGCCAAGAGGGCCAAAGGGTTTACCCAGGATTGGCTTGCCTTTGACGCCCCAGGGACGTGGCCCTTCATCCTAGAAACCCAGAAGGGCGATCATTTCGGTCGGTGGCTGGGTCGGGTTTGGAGGAGAGATGCCCCTTATGCCCCGGACCTCTCAACGGCCCTACGGGTAGAGATGTCCAAGGAGGACTGGGCCTAGTGGCTGTTTGCCTGCGATGCGATCAATGTGGCGCCACGTGCGCCGAGAAGGACGACGAAATGGCAGCATGGTGGCGTCTTGAGCGCCAGCCCATCGCTTTTGTATCCGAACCCGGCAGGTCGATCGTCCCCAGCCACCTGTATTCCGTCGCGACAGTTGCGGCGGGAGACTTGGATGAAGAAGATTTTGAAGAGTTGGAGGAGGAGGAACTACAAGAGGTAATCCGTGCGATGGCGATTGATGTCATCCTGCACTTTTGCTCAAGTGAGTGCCTTGGCCATTGGGGCACCCAGGCCTCAAACCTGGAGGGTTAGGGTTGAGGCATCATCCTTTCCGACGAAAGGCGCCTCCGCCACGCGAACCCAAACGAGCCCGTGCGGGCCCGACTGAGCTAGAAACCCTTTTGGCCCAACACGGCATAACGGCTACCGTTGCGACCTTTGTGCCGCTCGGAACTATCGTTTGGTTGCCGCTTTTACCCGAGGGGGACGCTCAAGAAGATGCCGTTGTCGGCTGAGGTCATATCGGGGCATCTGGTGGATGGCCTGATGGTGCCACTCTGGGATGAGTTCGTCAATCCAGAGAATGTCGCCCGTCTGGGTCTCCAGGATGGCCACTACAAGTCCAGCGGACTCAAGGGCGAGGTGGGTAACGTTCATTTAGGCCTTCTAAAGACAAGTAGGGTGGAGAGGTTGCGCCTGGCGTGCTGTTGAGTGCTGTGGCTGCCATCCTGGCGCTTGCGTTGCGGCTGCGGGCGGGGCTTGGTCACCATTTCCATGCGATCCACCATCTCCAGGTTGAGATGGAGTGCGTGGAATTGCGTAAGAAAGGTGCCGGGCCACAACTTGCCACTGGAGATGTAGTCCTGACATTTGAATAGGACCAACCCGCCCGGCTTGACGACGCGGACGCACTCTTCGAAGCCCTTGTTCATCAGACCCTGTAGGGCCGCTGGGGTTCGTGGGGCGTCTCGCATGCCGTAATGATCGTGCATGTTCGGTAGCCCTGTCGTGGATCGACCTCCTGCGGACACGAAGGGGGGGTCGTACGCAATGACATCAAATGTGCCATCAGGGTGTGGAATATCACGAAAATCTATAGTGTCTTTGTACCAAACAAGCCGGTCGGGGCGCCAAATGCTCCACCAGGTCCCTCGCCCGTAGGTGGGATCCAATGTGAGGGAATCCTTGCAGATATAGCCCAGCCGGGCACAATCGGCAATCAAGTGGGCGTTGGTGGGCCAGGGTTGAGCCGCCAGAACGGGGGGAGACCCATCCAGGAGAACGGGGCCGAATGGGTCTCTCGTCTCATCGACCAAGAGGGCCAGCGTAAGGGCTACCTCAGCATCCTGGAGGGCCATGCGCGCAGCATGTACCCTGAGGGGCTCAGTGTCCACTGGGCTCCTCGGAAGGTACCTGCTTGGACTTCGCCATCCCCCTCAGGACCCAATCGGGCACCTGTTCCTTGGGGGCCATTAGGGATTCGTGGCTGTAGGGGCCTTTTGGTTCGGACATGATCAGAATCCTAGCACCAGGTGGCGCATTTGCATCCACCCGCGACAATTCCCCACAATGGGGACCCAGTATTCGCTTGGCTCGCCGGGCAGTCCATAATCGGCAGGGTCTACTCGCCAATTGAACTCATTCTCTGGGTCTGGCGTCATGACGTGCTGGAGGGGACTGGCGTGGGGGGGCTCGGCCGAAGTCAGGTTTCCGTAGAGGCTAAGGTCCGCTTGGGGGTCTCGCTTGCCATCGTGAGTGAGATAACTGGTGCGAGCCGTTCGTGCAGCGCTAATGCGAAGACGATCCCACAGGGGGAACTCATCCATCTCGTCAGGACGAATGTAGGGGGTGTGCCATTCCCCTGCCCCCACGGGGCTGGGAGTGGAGGTCATGTAGAGATCTTCCACTAGAGTGGCTACGAGCCCAAACTCCGGCTGGACCAACTTGGTGTGATTCCAAGAGCGCTGGCGGAAAAACCCTACCCAGTCTACGGCAGTGATTGTGGCGACATGATAGCCATAGGGTTCAAGAACACGATTGGCAATGCTCTTGTGTACCCCCAGGCTTTCAAGTTGCTCCGCATGTTCGATGGCGTCCTGCATGGAATGGCTCCAGGCCAAACGAGCTTGGAGGACGTCGGCTTCCTCATCCCCTCCCTGCATGCCCGGCTGCTCAAGTGGCCAGCGGATTGGGAAAGCGGGCCCCAGGTCTTCCAGACGGTCCAGCGTGCCCATTCGGGGGTTGGAGCCGTCGGGACGGTCCTTGCTGCGAAGCGGAATGGCGCGGCTCGATGCACTGTTGCGTGAGAACAGTGTGTGGGTGTTGACTTCCGCAAGAATGAAGCGATGTACCTTGACTTCAAAGGTAGTGGCCCTGAGTCCGTTCTCCGCAATGGAGTCCTGAATGATCCTGGCACAAGGCCTATGGGGCAGTGGACCCTCGTGCCATGGGGGGACCTCGGTGTAAGTCAAAGGTTGTTCCTTATCCATTCGATAGATCGAGCAAATGAGTTGGGTGGCGAAACTCGGAGCCAATTTACATCTTCCAGCTTCCCACAAGCCCAAGAGGAAAGGCCAATGGTCCGCAGAATATCCGCCGAGGGCTTGCCGCGGCGCTTTTGATGAAACCACCCTTCTCCGCGAAAGTGCATGGGGCCTTCCCGTTTCCAGCCCTTAGGGTCTACTAGGTCGCACAGGACCCCCAGGGGGCAGTAGGCATCGCCGTCCCGCAGTCGGTTCTTGCACCGCTTGTATTTCTTGGATTCCAGTGCCTCGATCCAGCGGTCACGCAGGCCTGGGTCCATGTTGGAGTGGGCCTCCGTGCTGGGGGGGGTTCTTTTTACCAGAAGAGCCAGTTCCTCTTCCTCAAGTTCTACTGCGACCACGTTTGCTCCTCATGGTATTGGTCCCAAGGGATCCATCCATTGTCGGTTCTGTACCCCCACACCCTACGGCGCGGTCCCGTAAAGACCAACGTCCAGACGGGGCCCTCAGGCAGTAGGACTTGATGCAGAGATTTGGCCGAGCGCCACCTCGCAGAAAATCGTCCACGGGGCACCACGATCCTATCGGGCCAATCCCCTTGGGGGTCTACCAGAACTTCCAAATACTGACCCTTGAGGATCAGGGAAATGAAACTCCATGGGTGATCGTGAAGGTCTCGGTCCGCGTCGGACCGACAAATCTTGTGCAGTTTGATGCTGAAGGGCCACTCCTGGTCTCGCCCCACAGGCAACAGGAACCAGCGGCGCATGTAAAGCTTGCCGCTACTGTCGTTGTAGATGTCCCGATGGGCTATCAGGCCCACGAGGCTTCCATCTCCTTGCGCGCCCGGCCCCGTACGCCCTCTAGGGAAAGCGCCGACGAGACAATGCCATCGCGCCAAGCTTCGATCAGGAGAGATTCGTTCTCCTGGGAGCGGGTGGCTTGGTTGATTAGCGTGGGACGACCAACTTCGTTTGGGAGCACAGCTAGCCGACCCCTGGCGGAACGTTTGATGCCAGAATCCGTCACGGGGTCCTTGTAAAGATCCCGACCCTCGCCATTTACTTGCGCCCACGTGGCCTTTACGGCCATGCCGTAGGTATCGCGGGTCACAAATTGGTACGTAAAGCTTCCCACGCCGAAGATGATGTTGTCCGATGCGAACCCCGCATCCTTGAGACGCGAGAGGATGCGCTTGGCCCTGTCGTGGGTGATGCTGTCGCCGTAGATGGCACCCACGTGAGCGTCCAGGGTTCGGAATCCAGCAGCGTTGGTAGTCCCACCAAACTCATCCCAAAGGAGCTGGATGACGCCCTTGCTCTCGGGGGAGCCCGCCACCAGGGCATCTGGGTTGCCGCAGATGATGTTGACCGGATCTCCGCTGTCCGGACGCAGGACGAGCTTGCCCTCTCGTCCAAGAATTTTGTCCTTGAGAGCGGGGAGAATGCCCGTGAGCACTTTCCACAGATCCCATGTGTCGCTCACAATGGACACAATCCCCGTTGGGTAGGTGTCCAGGAGCCGGTCGAACGTTTCCATCTCCGTCAGTTCTCCACCGGCACACATGACGGAATGCTCAGTAGCTGCAACGCTGCCCATGATGAGAGTGTCGGGGTGGATCTCGTAGTTTTGCTGGAGGAAGTCCATGGCGGGGATGGTGTCGGAGCCGGTGAAGAACACCAAATGGGCAGCCCCGCTCATCTGGGCAGCTTCCAGGCCCCCCATCCCACGGAAGCTGAAGTCGTGGGCTTGCCAATCGACAAACTCTGGAGCCACCCCCGTTGCCTTGGCTCCGGACTCCAAGATGCGCCGCATTCTCATGGCGGAAGTGGCAGTAGTGATGGAGAGCCATGTCGTAGCGGACAGGAGGGTTTCGAGGTAGTTCACCAACCACCCGAACCCCGGATGGGTGTTCTCGATGGTCAGCAGGGGAACCCCGATGGGGACCACGGAACCCTCAGGAAAGGCACGAATGACAATCGGGACGTATTGGAGGCGCCACAGTGCCTCAATATGTGATGTCCCAATGCCGTTAGGGCCCAAGATGGCGGTCGTTCTGGCTTGGTAATCCCGTAGGATGTCGTCCAGAGGGGCATTGAAGAAGGTGTCGAATGCGGCGCCCAGATACTCGTGGAGGAAGTATTGAAGGCCAAAGAACACAACGGACCCCTGCCCCTCCACTCGTGAGGTGCGAGCCGTCAGGTTGGATTGGACGTACTCAGTTCCCTGGGGGTACTGTTGGGAGTGGCCGAGCTTGTAGCAATCGGTCGAGAAGAGCACTGGGGGCTTCATGTTGGTCCTTGGGTGGGGAAGAGTGGAATGACTGTGACGCCGGGGCGTTCACAAAGGATGGAGTCGGTGCAATGGATGGCTTCGAACACCTCAAGAAGTTCGGCCGTCCCTTTGCTGAACAGACCATGGGTGACATAGAGGTGGAGGGGGTTTTGGTAACCCGCTTCCCTCATGGCTGCGGCTAGCCCCAAGAAGGTGCCTCCTCCGTCGCAGATGTCATCCATCATCAAGATGGGGCCCGAAGGAGCCGGATCTCCTGGGGGTTGAATGCCAAAGCCCGAAAGCCGTCCGTTTGTAGCGTCGCGTCGCTTCCAGCCCTGGAGAAGCATCGGGGGATGGACCTCTCTCTCCTGGAGCGCATGTTGTCCCTTCAGCAAATCCCGATTCAAGTGGGCCACCATGGCGGCTGCCCGCTTCTCCGCTCCAGCATCTGGGGCCACTACGGCCCCATAGGGGGGAGTGAGATAATTCATTGCCTCGCAGGGGATGGTGGTGGGGGTGCAGTGGTCGATTAGGGCCGTCGTGGCGATGGAGTGGGGGTCCAAAATCTCCACCCTTTCAAACTGGCAAGAGTTGATCAATTTGGCCACCGTCTTAATGGTGTAGAGTACGTCACCTCCGGAGAAGTTCTGCCGGTCCTGCCGTGCCCCCGGCACATAGGGAAGACGAAGGCGGGAGGGCTCAAGGCCCTGAGTCCACAAGGCGTCTACCAGGAGGGCCATCTGCATAATGCCCTCAAGGGTGGTGGTCCTGACGGTGATTTCCCCTTCCGCCCACGGGGGCAGATCCCTTGAGTGCAGTAATGGCTCCCCACTGGGGTATTGGCCGAAGGAGACTTTGTGACCGTTTAGACGTATCTCGGTTTCTGTGGTCAACTCTCGATCTTTCTCACGTAGGTGTTTTCTCGTAGAAGCGTACCCTCTAGGGTACGAAATCCTACCGTCAAATCCACTAAGGGGATCAGAGTTTCGGTCCCATCTTCCATGTGGAGGTGAACGACAGCGGACCTAACTGGGGTATCTCTCACCCGGCGACTCCCTCGCGGGAGCAGAATCTGGTTTAGCACAAGTGGAGTATACCGCCAAGGCGGTAGAATGGGGGGGGTGAAAGACTCCGACGTTGTCTACGAGGCAGAGAGATGCATCCAGATTCAGCAAATCCCTGTCCGCGTAGAGAACCCCCAGGAACTTCTGGACCACATCTGGGGGACTCGGTGGTTTCAGGCAAGATGGCCTCAGCAGGCCCGCCGCCCCATTTGCATCAAACTTTCCAACCACCAGTGCGGCTGGAGCGAATATGCCACAAGAACCATCTGGCTTCCCCCGTGGACCCGAGCGGACCTAACGATCTTGCACGAGATCGCTCATTTCTGCTCCCAGGGGGACAAGGGGCAGGGCGGACATGGGGCACTCTTCCAAGCAGCCCACCTGGAGTTGGTCGGGCGCTTCATGGGGGCAGATGCTCAGCGCCGTTACCGTTGCGCCCTTAAGGTGTTTCGCTAGGACTCTCCACCAGGAGCAACAGTGCCGGAGGGTCCTCTCCCATCAGTTCATAGGTGGCGAAGGCCAAGGAATCGGCCGGATGGCCCCACAGGGGTTCGGTGAGTCGCAAGAGTGGCCCGCAGGGATATGGCGTGCGCCCGGCTGCCATTTGCTCCACATTTGTGAACAAGTAGCGGTTGGGGTCGTAGTCATTCCCCATGGCCAACAGGGCAACCTCTGAACTGTCGGAAGTGGCGGCAATCAAGTCCTGACAAACCCTAGTGGGCAGATCGAGCGCCTCCTTGGGCGTAACCTCATGGGACTCCCACTTCTTTGGCCTGTAACCCCTTAGGATCTCCGTGTTAGTTTGCATTGTGGATCTCCAAGGCAGCCCCGAGGGCCTCCAGGCGCCCCACCAGGTCCTCCGAAGGTTTGGAGTTGAGCGTATGGGTCAAGGCGCTAGAGTTCGAGCTGGAGACGCTGGCGCCCGAAGTGGAAAGGACCTGTGACACTTTAGCGTGAGCCTCTCGGGTGGGTGAGTGGACTTTGATGAATCGCATACCCCCATCCTACCCGCATGCCTCTTGAATTGCCGTCACAATCTCTGGCCAGCCTCCATCGGCCCTTCGGTCGCCCCAGTGAACCTTGTTGTAGGGCTGGGGAAATACCAAGTGCTCCCATTGGCGCTCAAGCTGCCCCTCAATCTTGGGCTTGTCGTCAATGAGCCAATCTCCCCTCACTAGGGTTTTGTCCTTCGTCATCACGATCCGTTCCTGCCACTCCCTACCTAGCCACCAACCTACCCAAGCGCCCTTGTCGTCCATGCACGTGGGGTTCCCGAAAAGGGGGGCGGTGCAGAGTCGGATCACGAGGTGGGGGATTCGCTCAAGTTCCTCAAGGGCCTCAAGGGACCCAGGGATGGGATCCAGGGAAGCGAAGAACCCTTTGGTGTTCACAAGGTCATGGAGGGGGTCGCCGTAGTGCACGGGGTGGTCGTGGTGGAGCCAGAAGCTCGTCAGTTCCTCTCGGGACTTGAGGGGCATCTCCTTGTGGTGTCCTATGTGATCCCAGTCCCGATAAACCCCTCCGACGAAGTCCGCCAAGACTCCGTCCATGTCCACCAGAAGGATGGGGGCTTGATGGTTCTGGGGCGGCAAGATGCGATAGGGTGACGTCATGAGGCTACCATAGCAGCATGGCCTCTAAAACGGAGCGGATTCTCAAGACGTGCCGCATCGCTCGGTGGACGGGGGCGGGCACTTGTGGTTGGTGCGGAGTTGGCTTGACGGGCCGGACCCGGCGTTGGTGCAGTCAAGAGTGCGAACAGGCGTTCCTACAGAATCACTCCTGGGGGGCCGCCCGCTCCGCTGCGCTCAAGCGAGACGCCCGGTGTGTAAGGTGTGGCCGTGACGGATCTGTACCGGAAGATCTGATGGCATGGATGGCCTTCTGTCGTACCCTGACGGTGGAGAACTACAGTGACCCGCCACGAGAGACCTTCAGGACGTGGAGTCGAGAGCGACGACTGACTAAACGGACTAGCGGCGGCTACACTTCTGCATCGGCAGCGGACGAGCGATTGTTTGCCCGAGAAACTGGCGATTGGCGCCTCGTCTGGAGCCGCGAATTCCAAAAACTCGTCTTTAAGGTCACTACGGATTATCGCCTTGAGGTAAATCACAAAGAACCCATACTGGGCAGGCATGCTGAGTTCGGATGCCTGCACCACTTATCAGAATTGGAGGCCCTCTGTGGAGGATGCCACAAGCAAGAAACTAATCGCCAAAGACGAGCAGGCGAGTTCCGAGGAGGAGGTGACCATCTTGGTGACCCTCTACTGCGCGGGCGCAGTGGAACTGGGAATCGCCCGCGAGGTAGTAGATAACCTCAAGGAGTTCGCCATGTTGGCAGCGGAGGATCTGCGCCTCACTATCGGAACGACGGTGCAAAATGGGCTGGAATAGCGGCGGCAACATACTTTACGAGATCGCCAAAGACATCCTCCCCCACGTCCCCTCCCACGAATCCCGGCAGGCACTGCTTGAGAAGTGGATTTCCCTCTTCGAGGACGAGGATTGCGACGCTCTTGAGGAAATCTGGGACTACGGGCTTCGAGACCCCGCATGGGCCGACGCCCTTATGGCTTCCGGCTACCCCGACCCTCGCATCGTGAACGAATGGGAGGTTGAGAATGACGACGACGACGACGACTGAGCCCCTGACGACAGGCCCAACGGAGGAGATCTCCTACTCCCTTGAGGATGCAGACCCACAAGAGGACAACCTCACTCACGTGGTGTTCAAGGGGGATGACCTGAAGGGCTTTGTCCTCGGAACTCCCGTCCGCGCCCTGTGTGGTCGCGTCTGGGTGCCGTCCAAGACCCCCGATCCAAAGAACGTTTGCAAACCTTGCTTGAAGGTCCTGGAATCCTTCAGCAGCCTCGGCCAATAGGGTAGAATAGGGACAACGGGAGGTCCCTATGGTGCAAATTGGTGGACGTGAATGCCTGATGGGCGTAGACGTCGCGATGTATCAGCCCAACATCGACTGGGGGACCCTTCGCGGCGCAAGGGACTTTGCCTACGTGAAGGCCACTGAAGGCTCGGGCTATCGGGACCCCTGGTTTGAGCGCCATGCCGCCGGGGCTCGTGCTGTCGGGATGCCCCTGGGGGCTTATCACTACCTGCATCCGGGCAACGGGGCCACTCAGGCGGACAACTTTCTCAACGCAACAAACGGATACGCTGGAATGAACCTTCCCGTAGCGGTTGACGTGGAGCAGGCGGGACTCACGGTTCGCACCGTAGAGGACTTCATTGCTCGCATCGAGGCCGCCATTGGAACCCCCTGGAGAGGGCCAACCGGCGAGAGTGTGGCGTGCAACATCTACATCGGCGCCTTCTTCAATATGGGCCCACGTCCGTCCTCATGGGCCCGCATGGACTTGTGGTTGCCCGCCTACACTAACCCCAAGTACCCCAACCCAGGCCCTCCCCCCCAAAACCTCTCCCTCCCTCCCGCTTGCGCCCCGTGGCCCATTTGGAGCATCTGGCAGTGCAATGGTGGAGATGGGCGGGTGGCTGGGGTTCAACAGCCATGCGATCAAAACGTAGCGACCCTAGAGTGGTACAATCGTACAGTAAGCAACTCCCCCACGGAGGATGACATGCCCGCATACAAGGACTGGAACCAGGACGACAAAGAGGCCATGGCGTCTGATGTGGCCCGCAAGGTAGGGGAGCTGCTCTCTGGCCGCGCCAAGGTGCAGGGTCAGGCGTGGGCCTTTGCCGACGACGCCAAGACGGTTCCCTACGACACTCTCCCGGATTCCGTGGCTGCGGTCAACGCCGGGAGTATGGCGGTCGGAATTAACGTCGTCAAGGAACTCAAGGGGCAGGCCCCTGAAGTATCTGACTTCGCCGTCAATACGGAAGAGTTGGCCGATTCTCTTGCGGATGAGCTGGCGAAGCGGCTAACCGACTAGCTGGCCGATAGGTTGAGGGCATGCAGATTGCCCAAGCCATCCAGGACGCCCTAGAGGGGCGCCGCTCCGCTGACCTGGGTCTCTTGGAGATCCATCAGGAGTTGGAGCGCAAGGCCAACTCCAAGGCCCTTAGGCTTGAGATAGAGTCCTATTTGGCTCAACCGAGGACGCGTCCTCGTGGGTGATCGTTGGCTCGGGGAACGCCACGCCATTCGGGTAAAGAAGAACCCTCTCCACTACACCACTCGGGTGGAGTTGATGCGTGAATGCATCCGGTGCCAACGTCACCTCCACTACAGCGCCTTTCAATTGGTCACTCTCCAGCAGGACGGCAACAGGGCCACTACGAGGATTTGCCAGGAATGTCGAGAGGATCTAGTGGGACGCCAAGATTCGCCTAGCCGCTGAGGATACTGAACTCTTTCGAGATGCACCCCTTCCTGCCAATTCATTCCAGCTATGGAAACAAGCATCTACCAAGTCGTATGGTTTGACGCGAGGGAACCTTCGCAAGGATGTCTCTAGGGTGAGGTGGGTGCCCCTAACGTGAACAATTTTATTGCGTTCATAGTCAACCAACATCCTTTGGGCTCGCACCACCTTTGAGCCAGAGTCCTTGGAGACCTTGATCTCTTTGTAACGAGGCATGGCGGAGAAGAAGTCCTCCCCCCTCTGGGCCCGTTCTCGTCGGATCTCCTCGACGGTATCGTCGTAGACGTCCCTCCAAAGGATCCCCCCCTGATTGGTCTCAACCCCAACAATGTCGGCGTTGTGCTCAATGGCCTTCTCGACGGCCTTGCGGATGGCCACCTTGGGGGTGGAGCGCTGCTCCCAACTCCAGAGGCGGTAGATCTTCCCATCTGCCCCCAGGGAATCCACCTGTATGCCCATGCTGTCCGATGTATCCGTGGAGGTGACGGCAGGGTCTACAAAAACCACGGTCTTGCGCATGCGAGGCAGCATCTCAAAGTCTGCGTGCTGGAAGATCAAATGGTTGAAGATGTCGCCCGAGGGAGGTTTGGTCTCGTGCTGGCACTCCGCCAAGAAGGCCGTCAGCCCGATCTCGTTCATCAAGTCTTGGCAGGAATCGACGGGGAAGCCTTCTGGCCAAGAGGGCGATCCGGCGGTGATGACGAACTGGCCATTCTGCTCTTCATACTCCATGTTCCAAATGGCGGGGATGGGCCCCAGGACAATCCTGTTCTTCAGGAAGTCGGCGCGGCCATCTACGAGTCGAGCGAAGATGGAGTTCTCGTGCACGAGGTTCTGTACCATTAGAACGGCAGAATCTTGGCTTCCTGCCGGAAAGATTTTCTGGGTTATGGTTTTGATCTTCTTGCCGGTTTCGTGCTCCGTGTCCAGCTCGCCGTCCACGTCATCGAGCACCAAGAAATCTGGCCTTTGGTCCTCTAGCTTGACCCCGCGAGCGGCGGAATCAAGCCCCATGGCATCAACGGTAAAGCCCGTGCGGGTTCGGATGCGATTTCGTCGCCAGCCCTTGGCGTTGCCAAACTTTCCCAGCAGTTTCTCGCCCAAGTTGGGATAGGCGAGTTCTAGGGAATTGGATTCCAGCAGTGCAGCTATGTTCGCAACATGGTCATCTGCCTGAGATTGGGTCTCGCAAATGTATAGGCAATACTTTCTTGTTTGCCGTGCGGCAGTTGCAACAACTGCCAATTCGGTTGAGCTACTCTTCCCGTGGCCGCGAGGGAGAACAGCAATGTAGGGCTTGGGTTTGGAGTTCTTTTCTATGGCCCAAACCCACTTCCACAATTCCTCATGTCCTTTAGAGAAGGGTTTGTTTGCCACGTTCGCGAATAGAAGTTTCAGCCAAACTTCCCAGTCGTCAATCCGCTTCGCCTCTTGAATGAGGTACTGGTAATAGGCCTCCTTCTCTTCTGGACTGGCCGTAGCCAATGACTCCGGAGGGATCACCACCACACCCGCTTCAGCGAGCTTGTTCGTGGGAAGATCAGTCCTCATGGTCCTGTCCTTCCTGTTCTTTGGGGTCCGCCCCGCCCCACCATGCCGCTCCCTCCCGTTCCACTGGTGCGGCCGCTAGTGCCCGAGGGTCCTCCAGGACTTCGGCATCCGCCACGTCCTCGTCTCGCTTGACGATCACGCCAGCTAGGCGTTGCGCCAGTGCCGTCATGGATTCTGCGTCCAGCTCCATGCCCGCCACTACCCGCACGGGCCCGCCACCATCGCCAACCAGTTCTACCCGGTTGGTGTCTCGGCGCCCCCAGTCCTCCGGGAAAGATCGCTCCAGAAACCAGGCCGCCGCCTGCCAGGAACCGTCACTGGCGGCCTTACGGATTTGCGCCACCGCCACCACCTGAGCCTGAGCCCTTGCCTTCTCCAGTTCCGCCTTGAAGTCCACATACTCCTGTGGGGCCGTGGGGTCATCGGCCTTCAGAACCCAGCGGCGCAAAGTGGTGTAGTCGATCCCGGCGAACCCGCATGCCACCTTCAGGGTGTTCCCGCCACGAATCATGTTCAGCAGGGTTTCGGCTCGGTCTTGGTTGAACCGGCCGCGGGGGTCCAGGGGGGCACGTTCTGACATAGATTAAGACTACATCAAATAACACCAACATGCAAGTTGATGCCATCCAGGGGGGCTACCGCTATTATCCCCCCCCATGCGCTTTGACCTTGCGAATTTTAACCAGACCAACCTGCCCGAGCCCGTCGGGGCCATGCCGAAGAACCTACAGATAAGCCATGTTGGCTTGAGACTGTTGGATCTCTGCATCAGGACTCCTGGGACCGGGTGGGCCCCTACGGCCGATCTGGGGGACCTGGGGGCATTTGGGTGGGTGTTGGCCTCGGCCGCCTCCTGGGAGGCCAAGCGGAGCCCCCTTGAGTATGTCTACGTGACCGTCGATCAACGCCCGGTCGCCCCCTGGTCCACGCAGCGTCGTGCTGGATTGCACGGGGACGCATGGGTGGCCTCTCCCGATGGAGCCCGGCGTGACGTCGCGCAAGATGGCATGGCGGGAGCGGTACTGTCGGACGAGGCAGAACGCACCTATCTCTGGAGCGACACACTTCCCACGGAGTTCCTGCCGGGCCCATTTGACTTGGGGGCCGATTGCCAAGAGGCCCTTGAGAGAATGGAGGAGCAGTCCAGGGACATGAGGGTGGTCACTTACCCGAATCGAACCCTTTTGGCACTATCGCCCTACTGTGTTCACAGGGCCGCCACAAACCTCACGGGCTCCCCCGTGGGGCGGACCCTCATCAAGTTGTCCTTCAGTCGACATCGGTATAATCGTGCGGGCAACTCCCTTAACCCCGCAGTTGATTACAGCGGCTGGCAATGGAGGGAACGAGAGGCGACCGCCCGCAATCACCGCTGGACTGCCTAGTGCTCTGCGGAACCCGTTCCAACTACGTCAAGGGGGAGTGTCGGTGCGATGCCTGTAGGGATGCGGATCGACAGTATCGGGTTCGCCGCCGACTTAGGCGCCGGGCTGCGGCTGCGGTAGTTTGGCCAGCAAACGTTCCGCACGGCAGTCGCGAAGCCTACGTGGAGTTGGCATGCCGATGTTGGTCCTGTTCGGAATGGAAACGAAACCCCCAAAGGTAGAATGCGCGTATGTAAAAGTTCCTGTTCCTTCTGGCCGTCTTGATCTCCACCTCTTGCATGTCCCTGGACACCGACTATGTCGGCTCCGTGGGCCCCAAGGTTTTCGTAATGGGGGACTCCATCGCCTTCCAATCCCGAGATGCCATTCACGCCCAAATGGGTGACGTCAACCAAGTGCGCGTGGCGGGGTTCGTTGGGGCAACGTGGGAAGCCTACGGGCGCCCATGCACTCAATGCACCCCCGCCCTGCCCGATAGCTTCACCCGCGCGGCCGAATCTAACCCCGACGTCTTCGTGGCCATT